ACCGGCTATCTCTTGGGCTGAGCTGGAAACGCCTACACCCGAGGCAGGCACTCCCGCTTCAAGTAGTAAATCCGCCTATATTGCTGGACGTGCGGATGCCACAGATAACCAGTCCGCTTATGTTGCTGGTCAAGATAGCGCATCCGACAATCAACCAGCATATATCCAGGGCCAGGCAGAAGCATCCGATGCGAAGCCTGCCTACATTGCAGGTGTTGATAGCGCGCTAGACAGCCAACCCGCCTACATTGCAGGCGTAGATACCGCCCAGGATAGTCAGGCCGCATACATCGCAGGTGCGGCGAGCGCACAGGATAACCAGAGCGCGTTCATAGCTGGTCAAGACAGCGCGGTCGATAATCAAAGTGCTTACATTCGAGGCCAGGCAAGCGCCGAAGACAACCAGGCTGCCTACATAAGTGGCATTGCAGGCGCGCAGGGCAATCAGCCTGCTTTTATAGCCGGTCAAGAATTAACTCAAGACAGTCAATCTGCTTACATTAAAGGACAAGACACGGCCCAAAGCAGTCAAGCCGCCTATATCAACGGCGCTCTTGGGGCAACGGATAACCAGCCTGCATTTATCGCAGGACAGGATAGCGCCGTTGACAATCAGCCTGCATACATTCACGGTCAAGATAGCGCATCAGCCAGTCAGGCCGCCTACATCAACGGCATAGCTGGGGCGCAGGATAACAAATCCGCCTTTATAGCAGGTCAAGATGCCGCGACTGGCAATCAACCTGCTTTCATTCAGGGTCAAGATACTGCCTCGGATAGCCAGCCTGCCTACATTCATGGCGCAGTTGCAGTTCAAGATAACCAATCTGCATACATCGCGGGTATCGATTCTGCGCAAGATAACCAGCCTGCTTTTGTAGCTGGACGGGATTCTGCACAAGACAATCAGCCTGCATACATTCACGGGCAAGACACGGCGAGCGACGCGAAGAGCGCCTACATTGCGGGTGGCGTTGTCGCCAGTGACAATCAGCCTGCTTACATAGAGGGCGTTACAGGCCAACCTGCGATCTCCTGGGCAGAGCTTGAGACACCAGAGCCGGTCGGGAACGCTGCCGAGGACAATCAGCCTGCGTTCATTGCGGGCATCGACACTGCTGAAGATAGCCAATCTGCGTACATTGCTGGCTCTCAGTCCGCATCAAGCTCCAAGTCCGCTTACATAGAAGGCATAGCAAGTGCATCAGACAGAAAATCTGCCTTCATCGCAGGCATCGATACAGCGCAAGACAATCAACCCGCATATATAGCGGGCGTTGATACGGCAGAGGACAATCAAGCAGCATATATAGCCGGAGTTGACACCGCGGAGGACAGCAAGTCCGCCTACATTTCAGGCATTGACACGGCGCAGAGCAGCAAATCTGCGTATATTCGTGGTTCTGAAAGCGCAGATACCAACCAGCCTGCTTACATTCACGGCTCAGCGGAGGCTACGTCGAGCAAATCCGCCTTCATCTTCGGCGGAACGGTCGCCTCGTCAAGCAAATCGGCTTACATAGCAGGCTCCGGTGCCGCAGTCAGTGACAATCAACCCGCCTACATTGCAGGTATAGATAGCGCAACTGACAACCAGCCAGCGTTTATAGCAGGCGGGCTTGAAGTTACTGACAACCAACCTGCGTTCATAGCTGGTCGGCAAAGCGCACAATCAAGCCAGGCTGCTTACATAGAGGGATTGGGAGAGGTCAGCGACAACCAGCCTGCTTATATTGCGGGTCGGGACAGCGCTGTAGATAACCAGCCTGCGTATATAGCAGGCCAGGCAGAAGCCACAGATAACCAGCCTGCATACATCCGAGGACAAGAAGAGGCTCAAGATAACCAGGCAGCTTACGTCGCGGGACGTGCTGAGGCAACTAGCAGCAAGAGTGCCTACATCGCGGGTATCGCAGCGGCGACAGACCGCAAGTCGGCTTACATCGCTGGTAAAATGGACGCGCAGGACAGCAAATCGGCTTACATATTCGGCGCTCTTACAGCCAGCAGCAGCATCAGCGCGTATATAGAAGGTCAGGGAGCGCTTGGAACCGTGCTGCGTGCCACATTCAAGGGCATGTGGCGTGGCGAATACAGCAAGCATCAATAGGAGCTTATTATGGGATACGCAGGCGATTGGATTCAAAACCAGCAAAACACCATCACGTTCGTTTTGATCGACGCGGCTGGGGCGGAAGTGTCTGGCCTGGGTTCGGGTTTTACGCTCGAATTGCGCAAGGTGGGCGGCTCGTTCAACGCAAGCGCCGGGGTGAAGTCAGAGATCAGCGATGGCTGGTATCAATATATCTCCACGGCAGGCGAGGCGGACACGCGCGGCCCAGTCTCTATCCGAACTTTTGGGGCGGGCACGATCCAGCAAAACCTGGAGTATGTTGTGGGCGGGCGCAATGCGGGCTGCATCGAGTTCACCTACACGCTCACGGAGCCGCCGGAGGGCGTTGGCGACCCAATCCCAGACGCGGAAGTCTGGATCAGCACCGACGTTGCTGGTGCGAACATTGTCTGGAACGGGCGGACGGATGCTTTCGGTGTGGCTCGTGACAATGACGGCAACCTGCCTTGCCTCGACGCAGGTGATTATTTCTTTTTCCGCCAGCGCGTTGGATACACTTTTATCAATCCTGATATGGAAAACGTATCATGATGGTGCGGACAAGTTTCCCGCAGGTTTGTGGATCAGATTTGTTAAGAAGCGCGATGAAGTGGTTAATCTTATTATGGTCAGAATTAGACATTAAAAGAAGATTACCAGGAACATTATTAGTTTTATCTCCATCTATATGATGAACTGTCTCGTTCTTTTTGAGTGGGCGGCCAATCATTTGTTCCATTATAAGGCGATGCTTAGCTTTGTAATTTCCCATTCCGTGCAGTCTGTTATTACCGCTATTACCGTGGGAAATCTTGACCATAACATATCCCTTAGAATTTGTGATCTCCCGCCCAATGGGCGGATATGTGCCATTCCGAATTTTGGCAGCATGAACTTTATATCCATTACCAGAAGGGCGATGAGACTGGCTGTGTATGCTGCAATAGGTTGCGCTATCAGAAATATCCACTTCACAAGTCTGGCATTTCCTCCCAAGTTTTTTATGCCTGCATATATTACAGTATTGACCTGGACATGTGACTTCTTTATCACATTTGATACATATTCTCATTTTAGACATAAGGTAATTATAACATGGCTCTAGGTGGTGATCTAATGTGGGCTAATATTCATACAGAACCCGGATACGGAAGTCGTCAGTTAGTGTATAATATTTCCAGGAGGACAATATGACTCCCACAAGCGGCACCGGTGTTGGAACCCCGATAACAGGTGGGGCGGGGGCGGGCACCTCCCTTGCTCGTCCCCTCCCCAGCACGTTGCTTTCCCTTGACCGCTACGCAAAGATCATGGGTATCCCCCCGGCTCACTTCTGGGGGGCTTACGCCGCCTCGATCAGCCCACAGGTGTTCCCCATGGAGTGCGGGGCGATCTGGATGCAGTATCCCTGGCAGAACGCCGACCGGGTGAGCAGGCTGGAGCTTGCAGAGGCTATCCAGGTGGCCGAGTACGATCTCGCCAAGGCAATTGGCTTCTGGCCTGGTCCGGTGTGGACGGAGAATGAGCGTGTACCCTACCCGCGCCCTTACCTGCGCGAGTACGTTGGGCGTGGACGCGATATCCGCACGTTTATGAAGAGTGTAGAGGTGCAGTGGAAGAACGTGTTATCTATTGGGTCGCGCGCGCTCACGCTGATCGGCACAGCCACGACCGCAGGCAGCTCACTGGTCTACTCGGACGAGGACGGGGACGGTTTGAGCGAGACAGCCACGATTACACTGCCTACCACGCTGACAAATGTCCAGGAGATCAAGGTATATCACGCAAACCACGACGGTCAGGAAGAGTGGGAGATCCGTGATGCACGCACTAAAACCATCAGCGGCGGCTTCGTACAGATCGTCCTTGATGCGTGGCTATTGATCGACCCTGACCTGTATGAGGAGTTCCCCACGGACGAAGGGATTGGGGCAACAGATATCAGCACGACAGCTTACTTCGTGACCAGTGTGGACGTTTATCGCGAATACATCGACACGACCGCGGTGGCGGCGATCTTCGAGTGGGAGCCGGAGATAGAGGGCGTTCTATCAACCGGCGATCCCACAACGATACTGACGCAGAATGGCTCTGCGCGTATTCGAGATCACGTGAACGGACAAATCGTGCCTACGCCTGCTGACTACAATGGCGGTTGGTCGCTGGTGGACTGGTCATACAGCCGCGAGCCTGATCGGGTGCGGCTGTGGTATCGCAGCGGTCTGCAATCCAGGGAGTACATCAACGGCAGGTCTTTTGACCCGTTATCCGAGTTTTGGGCGATAACGATTGCGTGGCTGGCGACCGCCAGGCTGGAGCGCCCGGTCTGCGGCTGCCAAGGCGTCGGCCAATTACAGGAAAGATTGAACGTCGATCTATCCCTGAATACGCGCGAGCAGACCTTCTTCAACCCTGCCATTGTCCTTCAAAACCCATTCGGCACGCGGTTCGGAGAGGTAGCCACATGGCGACGCGTCTCCCAACTTGTTGACCGGCACCTCAATTCTGCTACTGCGTAATTTCGCAAACTTGTTGTATAATCAGGACAGACTATGAGACAAGTCACTTACAAAGACGAGCGCGGGTATCTTCGGCGAACCCTCGTTCGCGACGGCGATGGCGATGAGCAGGCTAAGTATGGCATCCCATCAGGGCCTATGATCGATGAGGAACTGGACTGGGAGGAGATAAAGCGGCAGATCAATAATTATCTTGTCGAAAACGGCGTGAGCACCTGGGTCGAACTCCAACAGAAGGACGGACTGGGGCACGCTGGAAACGTCGTGAGACGCCACCTGGCAGACCTCTTTCGGCGAAGAGCTACCGAGGCGAAGCACGGCTTAGATAAACAATAGTATAGCCTGGACGGCAGGAGGTTCTATCATGGGTATCAAGGATGTAAGTGCTGCCCAAACCGGTCACTCCCGCGTCTTTATCATCGAGGGCCGAGCACGTCCCGACCATTCGCCATCTTACGAGTACCTGATGCGCATGGGCGGGCTTACCAGGGGATATGGAGACTCTACTCCCATTGAGGCTCCAGACCCTTATCGGCCCAACGAGTTTATCGAGATCGGGAAAACCAAAGGCGGCAAAGAGCGGGGCACAACCACGCTCGAAAGCCGCTACGCAAGAAATATCAAGAGCACTTTGATGGATTTAGCCGCCAAAGGCTGCTCCATCGACGTGCAGCTCAACATCGGCGCTTGCGTCGATCCGTCCAACTTCAACGACTTCGAGAAGAAAATCATCCTGGAGGAAGTGGACGGTTCGAGCTACAGCACCGAAGACCTGGGCGCTCTCGCCAGTGCGGACCGCAACCCGGTCAATGAAAGCCTGGACATCAGCGCCAAGGAAATCTACGAAGTCTTGCCCATCACGTTTGGTCAAAAAGCGGGCGCGCTGGTCACGAACGAGCTGGTGGACGCTGCCCTGTGCGACAGCCCATCCTGCGGCGACTGCGAGGACGAGAGCGACGGTTGCGAGAAAATTTTTGCAATCAGCCTTGCGGCTGGTGGCTCGCCCGGCACACCGCCTGACGTGGTATTTACCACAGATGGCGGCACAACCTGGTACGCCCACGACATCGAGACGATGCTGGCAACGGAAGACCCGTCCGGCGTCGCCTGTGTCGGGGATTACCTGGTGGTCGTCTCCAACGACACCGTCAGTCTGCACTACGCCCTGAAAAGCGAGTTCGACGGGCTGACCGACCCGGACTTCTCCGAGGTATCCACCGGTTTCGTCGGCGCGCCGAACGCAGCTATCGGTATCGGAGCACGTCTCTACATCGCTGCTGACGGCGGTTACGTGTACTACTCGGAAGACCCGACCGCTGGCGTGACGGCTCTGGAGGCTGGCTCCCTGACGACCGACAACCTGAACGATATCCACGCTATCAGCGAGGACATCGTGGTGGCGGTCGGCAACAATGGCGCGGTGGTTTACACGCTGAACGGGAGCACCTTCGCCGCCGCGACGCGGCCGGTCGGTGCGGGCACGCATCTGAACTGTGTTTGGGTGCTGTCCAAGAATCACTGGCTGGTCGGCACCAGCACGGGCAGGCTGTTCTACACCTTGAACGCTGGCTCGACGTGGACGGAGAAGGCATTTCCAAACTCTGGTTCCGGTGTCGTGCGCGACATCGTTTTCGCAACCCCAAGCGTGGGCTACATGGCCCACGACACAGCCACCCCGGCTGGGCGCGTCTTGCGCACCTACAATGGTGGCAGCTCATGGCAGGTCGTACCCGAAACTACTGGCGCAGTCATTCCTGCGAATGATCGCATCAATGCTTTGGTGGCCTGCAAATATGACGCTAATTTCGTGGTTGGTGTCGGTCTTGCCGATAATGGCACTGACGGCATCGTGGTAGTTGGCCAAGATTAGTGAAAAAGAGGTGACATGAAAGATAATAACGGCCCGAGTCCTGCGGTACGTACCGCAAAGAAACGTGAGAACACTGGCTATCCGAAGGAGGTCGTCCTGTCTACGGGAGAAAGGGCGATCATCAGATCGGTATCAGCCTCGCTTATCAGCGAAGTCACGTCCCTGATCGAGAACCCCAAAGTGCCAAAGGTCTGGCTGGAAGAGAAGCAACGGGAAGAGGAAAACCCCAATCACCCGGACTATCTTGCAGCCCTGGACCAGGCCGAACGAAAGCGGGGTCTCGCAGCTATCGACGCCATGGTGATGTTCGGCGTCGAACTGCTGGATGGTTTGCCGGAGGACGACGGCTGGTTGCGACGGCTGAAATTCCTGGAAAAGCGCGGCTTGCTTCACCTGGAATCCTACGACCTGGATGACCCGCTTGACAAAGAGTTCCTGTATAAGCGGTTCATCGCCGTGGATACGGACACGTTGAACCTGGTCGGGGAGGCCTCAGGCGTCAACCCGGAGGAGATAGAGCGCCAAGAGGAATCCTTTCCGGGTTCTTAGATTTGGCGAGCCTGTCTCACGATTCAATCTAACTGACACGGTAGACGCCGGAGTCACCTACTCTCTGGATTTCGCCGGTTGGGAAGCCGCAGTAGCGGCAGGCGCGACGCTGGACGAGTTAGAAAAATGGGATAGTGGGATATATCATCCCAAGTTCAAAGCGCGCGTCATCGCCTGGTACAACCTGCACAAGAAAGTGGAGATGGTCGTGCAGGACGCCGTTGCTAAAAAGATCGAGCGTGACTCTAAGGCAAAGGGCAAGTAATGGCGATTCGACGTAGCGGCCTTGAATTTCTGGTCAGGAACTACAGGGGATTCACCAGCGCCATAGATCGCGTCAACCAGTCGTACAGGCAGATTGGTAAGACGGCGCAGGGCGCAGCCCGCGACATCACCAATTTCGGGGCGCGGGAAGCAGCCGCGCGAGCCAGGCTGGTTGAATCGGGACGGCGGGTAGAGCGCGCCAACCTGACGGTCGAAAGCTCTTATCGGCGGCTACAGATCGCGACCCGTGGCGTTGACCGCACGCTGCAAAGTTTCGGTAGTAGATTCAAATCCATCAGCCGTGCTTATCCCCCGTTACAGCAAGCTACAGATAGGCTGAGCAGGGCGCATGACAGCTTAAAAAGGGCGGTCACGTCCAACCAGCGCTCCCAGGAAAACTACGAGCGCGTGGTGAGGAAACAGGGGGTAACGGAAGACCAGGTAAAGCAGGCCACCGATAGATGGGGGAGATCACAGATAAGACTGGCAAGCGCCTCCAAGCGCGTGGAAAGCGCCCAAAAGGCACTAACGCGTGAGATCGGGCGCTCGGGCGCACTTACCGGAAAGCAAGAGAACGCTACACGCCTCCTGTCTAATGCCCTGGATAGGGAATCGACCTCGGTCGATAACGTGCAGAAAGGCGTCAAAAGCCTGACTTCAGCCCAGCAAAACCAGTCACAAGCTCAAGCGGAAGCTATTGCTGCCTTCGCGGCCTACAACTCAGTGATCTCCAAAGGCATCCAACTGACCGCCTTGCTCCAGGCCGTGCTTACACCCATCGGCATATTACTGGCAGGGTTAGCTCTGGCTGTTGGCTCTGTGGTGGTCTCTTTCCGCCTGCTCAGCGGCATCTTCAACACCCTGATCGGCATCATCAAAAAGCTGGTGGGCGTAGTTCTCGGGCTGGCGTCAGTCATAGGAAACGTCTTGAAACGGGCGCTCGACGCCATCATATTTAGCCCGATACGATCGGTCCTGAACAGCATAAGCCAGTCATTTGCAAACATGGCGCAGGAGGCTGCTGCGTCAGTTGGCGAATTCCAGCGTTTGAACCTGCAATTCCGTGCTTTGGCGGCGCGCGACATCGCTCAAAGGTTCGGTGGAACGATCAGCGATGCAATGGTGGAGGCAAGCACACAGGCCCAACAGTTATTACAGTGGGTCGCCAAGTTGGCGGTGACGACGCCTTTCGATATTATCTCGATCTCCAGAACGCTCGCTTTGGGCAACGCCATGGGGCTGACAATTGGCCCTGCTCAGCAATTAACAAAAGCGATCATCAACTTTGCCTCCGCCATGGGACTGACCGGCGACCACGTCGAGCGGATTATCTACAACTTCGGCCAGATGGTCAGCCAGGGTAAGCTGACCGGGCGCGAGTTCCGTGATCTGGCGATCTCCTTCGTGCCTATGGAGCGCATACTGCGGGAGATGGCGGAAGAGGCTGGCTCCACTTTCGAGGCCTTCCGCGAGCTGGCCCTGGAGGGCGGTGTCCAGGTAGAGGAGTTCTTCGCCAAGTTCGTCGAGGTCGTGGAGCGCGACTTCGCTGGGGCAGCGGAGGCCATGGCGCGCACCATCACCGGCGTGATCAACAACCTTAAGGACTTTTTGCAGTTCATCGTTGGCTTTGAATTGATAGGCCCGCTATTCAACCGGATAACGTCGGTTGCCGCCGATGCGCTGAATAACTTGCTCTCGCCAGCCGTGAGGGATGCCGCGCACCTGATCGGCGAGGTGCTGGCACGAGCCTTCGACGTGGTGAAACCATTTGTTGACGCGTTTGGCAGATCGGTAGCCAACCTCGCCAAGCAGTTCGGTCTCGTTTTGCCCACAACCAACGCCATCGCCAAGGCGATAGCTTTCGTCGCCGTGCTGATCACTCGTGTCCTCAAGATCGCCATCGACCGAATAAATGAATTTGGGCGCACGATGGGCACCAACATGGAGACGCTGCGCGGTAATATGGCGCGCTGGGGGGCCGGGCTGATCGCTGCGCTCGCACAAGGTATGGCGAGGGCGGCGCAGTTGGTCGTCAAGGTGATCACCTACATCGCCAATATCATCGCCTCGCTCCTGCGCACAAGCTCCCCTCCCAAGATACTGCCTGACTTGCCGCGCTGGGGCATGGAGGCGATGGAGGAGTGGCTGCGCGGCTTCACGCTGGCAGATTTCGACGCTTTGAAAGGCATCCAGGCTCCGCTAAGGCAGGCGTTGGACTTGCTTGCAAGAACAGGCGTGATCGCCGAGACACAGGTGGGGACAGTCTTCAGGGATATCTCCATGGCGATTGCCGAGGCGATCTCCAGCGGACAGGTAGATGAGGAGCTGTTCGAGTTCATCCGAAGAAGCGTGCCGGTGTGGGGCGACGAGATCGCTGAGCTGGCCGAGGCGCATATCAGGCTGGCTGCGGCGGTCAACGCGGTCAGGGTGGCGGAGGAAGCACTGGAAGCGGCCAGGCAGGCGGAAGAAGCCGCCAGGACACAGATATCTGCGCAAGTTCGTGAATATAACCGCTTGATCCGCGCGGGGGCAAGCCGGGCAGTGCTAAACGCCAGGTTGGCGGAGATCAACGCCACGGAGGAGGCCGCAAGGTTAGCAACCGAACAGCGGTTACAGGCTGAACAGCAGCTTGAGCAAGCGGAAGCGCAGGTGGAGGCTTTGCGTGAGCAGGTGCAACTGCTGGAGAATATTGTCCAGCAGCTATTAGAGATCACCGAGGCGCAGATCGTGGAGATCGACACCAGTTCGGCCAGCGATGCCATCGAGGAGCTGGGCGAGGAGTTAGCGGGTATCTTTGACTTCGAGCCGGAGCTGCCCGACCTGCCTGCGGACGTGACCGCCATGATCGACCAGATATTCCGCGATGTGCAGACCGAAGTGGACGCGTTTATCTTGGAGGTTACGACTGCGTTTGACACGGCTTTTGGGCCAGGTTCGTCATTCGCCCAATCATTCGGTAGTTTGAAAACTTCGATTGACGAGATACGCAGGCTGTGGGATGAGTTCGTCGGGCGACGGGAAGGGCCACGCTTCGATACGGAAGGGTTCGAGGAGAACCTTTCTCCGCTAGAGCGGATCATGGAGGTCGTCGGTAATATCGCCGAAAATATCAAGAATACGGACTGGGGCAAGTTCGCGGATGCTTTCAAAAAGGTGGACTGGAAGGAAGTAGGAAACAGCCTGTTGAAGATACTGGAGTCGCTTGGCAAGGTGGATTTTGAAAAAGTAGCGGATTCCATTGTTGAGCTGATCGATGCCATCTTGTTAATCAAAGAAGCCTGGCCTTCTGTGTCGAAGCCTGGGAATTTAGGCTTACAGGCGTTGCTTGGTCCGCTGTATTTCCCGCTCCGTTTCCTGGCGGATAAGATCGTGCCATTTGCGGAGAAGGTCGGCGCATGGCTACGGGAAAAGGTCATCCAGCCGGTGATCGACGCTTTTCAATGGCTGCTCGATAAGCTGATAGGAGACAGCATCATTCCAGATATAGTGAACGGGATCATGGGGTGGTGGACCCAGCTCAAGGAGTTAGGCGCGCAAGTGTGGCAGGAGATCGTGGATGCGATCTGGACGCCGATTGTCGAGCTGTGGGATGAATTGAAGGCAGGATGGGAGGACGTCAGGCAAAGCATTTCCGACAAATGGGAAAAAATCAAGACCGCTCTGGCTGAAAAGGCAGAGGCTATCCGCATACAGGTGGCCGAAAAGGTGGAACAGATCAAGACCACCCTTGCCGAAAAGTGGGAGGCGATCAAGACCTTTGCAATCACTACCTGGGAGAACCTGAAAACCGCAATCGGGACAAAGATCACGGAGGTCAAGACCAAAATCCATACCACGCTCAACCTGATCAAGACCAAGTGGGATGAGATATGGGGCGCTATCAAGGAGAAAATCCACGAGATATTCGTCAGGGCCGGCAATGTCTATGAGAAGATAAAGGAAAAAATCGATCTGATCAAGACAGCCTTCGAGACAACCTTGACCGATGCTATCAACGCGTTCCGCAACGGCCCGCTGGAGTGGCTGCGCAGCAAGTTCCAAACCGTCATCGACACGGTGTCGTCGCTGTGGACGTGGATCGGCAATCTCGCCACCGCGTTGCGCAACTTCGATTTCAATGCTCTTCTCAGACTTCTTTCCGCTGGGCCCTTTGAGAGGCAAGATAGGCAAGGCGGAGGTCAGGTTCGGGCTGGTGTCCCTTACGTCGTAGGCGAGAAGGGCTGGGAATGGTTCGTCCCGGCGATGGATGGCTGGATACTTAACCAACAGCAGGCAATTGGCAGACTAGCGACCTCTGTATCGGGTATCGGTGCTACTGCGATGGTGGGCGGTGGTTCTGTTGGTGCGAGCAAGGTGCTGAACTTCTACCTGGGTGGCGTGAATGTAAGCAATGACATTGACGCGGCGAAACTGCTAGCGATGATCCGAACGGAGATACGCAGGGAGTTCTCATAATGGCCAGGTTATCACTTTTGGAGATCACGGACGGCGTGGATACAGTATCGCTGATCAGCGATACCTACGGGTTTATCCTGAAAGACTGGACGCCGCAATCCAGCGCGCTCAAAGATGGTGGCGTGTGGCGCAGCTCAGCCTTCACGGACGGGCGCAGGCTGATCCACGCAGTAAGGGATAACGCAATCGAGAGCTTCACCCTCGGCGTGCGCGCTCCTACCCAAGACGACGTGGCCACTTATCTTATCAGGTTACGCAGGTTATTGGAGAAAGCCAGGGCTTACTGGACTACTGACTGGCTGGGCGACCCGGTGTGGATGCGCGCCCGCGGCGGCGCGGAGAGTAATATCCGATATGCCATGGTCCACGATTGGGCTACGCCAAACGAGGACAACCCATTCGCCTCGCCGTTCTTCGGTTGCGATCCTTTGTTGGATGATTTTATCTTAGTTATAGAGCGCGGCCACTGGCTTGGCAGCGCCCCGGGCAGCGGTAGCTGCGTGGCGATCACTTCGTCTCAATTATACACAGAGCCAGGCGCGAGCTACAACGGGACTGACGATACTTATGGACATGAGGTAGAGACCTGTGAACCCACAACAGTTTATATCATCAACAACCATACGATAGGCAATATCTCGCATATCTACAGGTGGGATGGGGCTGCGTTCAGCGGCAACCTGATCACCGGCGTGGAAGCCTTGCCATACGATCTCTTACCTGCAAGCCCAACGGCAGGCGATATCATCTACTTTGGCATACAATCTTCGCTGCCGCACTCAAGGCCGTTCAGTTCATTAGTCTTCGATCTTCTGCAAGGACAAGATGGCGGGGCAACTATCGCCTGGGAGTATTGGAATGGAGCATGGGCTGGTATCTCTAATATTCAAGATAACACCAGCGCGCTCAGTGCCACTGGCGTCAGTTCTTTCCACTGGTCTCAACCTTTGGGCTGGGTAACTACAGCAGTGAACGGGGTGACTGGCTGGTGGGTAAGAGCACGTGTTGATATAGGCTCATCAACAACTCAGCCGAGGCAGCAAAACCGTAATCCTTATGCTGTCGTTGGCGCGTTTATAGATATTGATGAACTGCAAATTAAAGGCGATATCCCAGCGTTATTGAGAGTGAAACTGCATATCAGAAGTGGTAAGTCAGCAAGCGCCCCGATACATAGCGACTATATCTTAGCTGCGTTGCGTTCAAAGAGCCGGGGCGCGGACTTCACTCCATTTGTCAATCTTGCGCAAGACAGAAACTTGTGTTGGACAATAGCGATAAGTACACGAGGCTCATTTGTGTCTACGCCGCTCTCTCAGGTAGGTCAGATTCTACGCTATACGCCCAGTGGAGTGGAAGTGTCGGAGGAACCTATTGGGAGTGCCCTAATAAAATACGAACAGAGCTGTATCCCGCAATATTATGGGGCGTTTAGGATATACCTGCGCGCCAAGCAGTTGACTGGAAATCCCGGCGATATCGGTCTCAAATTGCGGGTTGGTCATTCTGGGACAACATTTGTCAAAGAGACTGATTATGTTTATCTCGATCACGTTGGCACAACGACTTCACCACCAGGCTTGTATGATATGGGCGTATTCACGATTCCGCTATTTGCTGACCTTGCAAATACTGAACTCGTTTCTCAACTGATGATCGTCATTATAGGAACAAATGTAAATGTTAGTATGTCGCCCACGTGCGATTTGTATGACCTGATCTTGATGCCGATTGATGAGTGGTTTGGACAATTTACGTTCCCACAGTATTACGATGCAAACCGCACCCCTCAAGTATTCCATACCATTTATTATCACGATCTTGATAGCGTAAAATACCCAAAGCGTGACATTCGCGCTCTCACCCGTGTTTTTTCGAGCGACAACATTACTGTGCCTCAGCTCACTGCGATCACCCAGGGGCCAATGATCGTTCCCGCCAATTCAGATTCTCGCCTCTGGTTTCTGTTTCAAGAAATGTGGCCTGGTGGACCTCAGAGGTATGCAACTCATGAGATTGCTCACTCTGTTACAGTAGAGGCACTGGTGCGGTACTTAGGGATGAGGGGCAGCAACTAAAAAACTAATGGCACAGACTTTTTTCCAGTCACGAGGTCTAAATCTGCTTTACTCGTCGCCGATTGTTGTTGATCCCACTGCGGTGCCGGTAAACCTGACGGATCACCTTGTTTCGTGGCAGCACACGATCAACATGGACGGTGGCTTCGACAGCGCCGCCTTCGAGATCGAGGCCTCGCTGCGCATCGTTGAAGAGTGGCTGGAGTTCGGACTCGGACGCCATTTTGTAGGTTATAGTGCTGGTTATGGCATTGTCTGGGAGGGTTTTCTCAACCAGATCGTAGCCAACGTGGGGACGATCAGCGTCACGCGCGGTCCGTTGATGAACATCGCCAACAGGGTCAGCGTGACCTATACGCCCTATATCGACGTTTCGGCTGCCGAGCCGACCACGGGCACAGCGTCGATCACGACCATAGCTGAGAATGAGGAAAGCCAGGCAAAATACGGCATATTGGAAGATGTGGTCAGTGGCGGGACGCTGATGGACGACGCTACTTACTGTGGGACAGGCTGCACGCCTACGAACGAAGCCGAGGAGCTACGCGACGCTTACCTGGAGGAGAACAAGTTGCCCGAGACAAGCCAGGAGTTCTCAATCTCGCAGGCTACCGTCCCTACCCTTACGCTTGAGTGCCTGGGATATCACCACTGGCTGAACAAGTACGTGTACGACCCGGCTGCAAGCGGCACCGTCCAGATACCGACCAAGCTCAAGGCGATCCTGGCTGCCGATCCTAACGCCATCTTCTCTACGAACTATAACAATATAGCCGACGCTGCGGCTTACTTGCTGCTCGTGCCCGCCGCGGAGGAGCAGATCCGGTTCGCCAAGGCGATCATAGACGAGATGGTGGCGATGGGCGACGCAAACGATAACCGTACATTTTTCGCAATTTATGAGGACAGGGAAGCACACTACAGCGCAATCCCTACCGAGGTGGAATATTATCACTACGTCACCCGCCAGCCAACACAGATCAGTAACATCGACAATAACCCCGTTATGCCATGGCAGGTGAGACCGGGTAAGTGGATGACCATGCCTGACTTTTTACCAGGTTTCAAAGGGCCTGCGGAGCTGCGCTTCGATCCGCGCAATGTGCTGATCGAGAGCGTTACTTACCAGTCGCCGCTTGAGCTCACCTTGAACGGCAAGAAAGTAAGCAAGGTAAGCCAGTTATTAGCCAAGAGAGGATAGGATGCTAAGAAGTCCCAGACAGTTACAGCGTACCCTGGACGACTTTGCCAGGACATCTAGCCCCTCGTTCGCCTGGGGCAACCTGACCGCCATGTTCAAATCCCTGCCGGGCTTGCGTGGCTTCTGGCCGATGTCTGCGGTCACTGACTTAGGCGGCGGTGGCGGTGGGGCGGCAGGCCCGCTGGCGTTCATCCCCTCTTACAGCGGGAAGGACACGACCAGCCCGGCGGATATCCTGCCTGTGGATGGGGAAATCCTGCTGCCGGATAATAAAGTAGCTTACGCAGTTGCGAAGATTTACACGCCTGCTGACATTAGGGGTACGGCCTACGCTTATGTGAGGAACACGACCTCGGGTGCAAACCCATATTGCAGGCTGTATATCACCGCCAACGACCCGGCCTGGAAGCCAGGCGACGTTTTGACGGGTGGGGCAGCATCGTTCGACACGGGCTACCTGAACACGGGAGTTCTCAACCCATCGACAAGCAACGACTGGCTGATCTTGCCGCTGGCAGTCTCGTTCCTGGCGGGGAGCGTGGTGTATTTTTATCTGTATCGGGACGCGCTGGACGCGAACGATAACCTGAGCGATAACCTGCCTGCGGTCGGGTTCGTGATCGGCGTGGGCGGAGGGGAGAGCGCGGGCGAAGATGTCTTTTATTATTCTAATCAGGGGATTCAGGCAAGGGACAACGCCGTCTGGATCGGCTTTGGAGCGCCGCCGCAGCACAGCGCAGGCCCAGCCTCGCCTTCTATTGTTACAGATGTTTGGGCGCTGAATGGCTTTGTCGGCGTGATCGCCCGAGATAACTATTTATACAGCATGATCTATTCGACCCTCGGTGGACAGACACGTGGCATACACCGCATGGACTTGAGCGGGCCAACAGATGTTGTCTATAACCTGCTGACGCTCACCTGGGGAGCTGCGAGATTCTGGGGTTTCCCGGAACACTCTCTGCACTGGTCAGTTTTGGACGACAACACCGTGGTCGCGGCCATCCTGACGCAATACGGGGACGGGGTTGAGCCTGAGGATTATTTTATCGAGTTCATCAAATACAACGTGGCGACCGGAGCCGGGGAGACGCTTATCGGGCAGCTCCCAGCGTATACGTCAAACTGGGACAACGTATACGTGTGGCATCACTGCATTGTTAATAACCTGCTGATCGTCCATGCCTGGTTTGATGATACGGGGCCAGCACCCGATGTGAGAGGTTTCAGGACGTACATCTTTGATATCGATAATGGCACGAGCAGCCCAACGGGTGCTTACACTGCAAACGTGGTGTGGAGTTACGCGACAACACCATTAGTCTTCAGTAAGTTCATGCAATGGCCGATCTGCCAGCACGTGCAGGTGGCTCATAAGTTTTATGTGCCCTACACTTTCGGATCCGTTGGGAGCGAGAGCGTTGCGGAAACCAGTAAGATATTCGTGGTCGATTTCGACGCCAACTCTCAGGTTGAAGTGCCCATAATAAAAGATGGCAAACCTCTATATGCGATTTACTGCATGAACTACCGTCCCATTGATGACAAGATATATTTCATCACTTATTTGTCTGAAAGCGGCCTTGTTACATGGTCGATTGCGAGGATGAGTTTGACGAGCTATACGGTGGAGTACATCTATTCACGCTCTTCTGTTTTTCCTCCAACCAACGTCGCGCCAGACGCCCCGCAGTGGATCGTCCCCGGCGAGACGGAGCTTTATGTTGTGTTAGAAAACGGCAACGTGCTGGCAATGGGCGACCTGACTACAGTGGTGGCAACCGTGCCTCAACCGTCATCCTACAGTACCTGGCCCCCAGATTTCCCTGGCACATACGGGCTTAGCAATATAGTAGATAACGCTGATCGGCTGTGGTACATCGAAGATAACGACGTGAAGGCTAAGGACGTGACAGATGGCAGCCTGGTTGTCAACATAGACGCCAACTTGCCAGTACAATCGGGCGCGAATGCAGGCCGAGCCTTGTATGTGTGGGATAGCCGAGTTTTTATCCTGAACAACAGCGCAACGTCTGCTGCTCTTGACAGGATATACAGGGTAACGTAGATGGCTTACATCAACGATTTCTCCGGCAACGGCAACCACCTGACCAACACGAACAGTTTGCTCAGTCAGATTAGCCTGGCTCCGATTGCCGTCCTGAACGGCACCGGACACCTGAAGGTTGCAAACAACGCTTCGCTGAGCATCGCTGGCGACGAGTCGTATCTCCAGTCCACCTTGCGCGGCCTGACGTTTGGCGGCTGGTTCTACATGACCAGCATCGCCGCTAGCCGCGTGTTCGTGTCCAAGTGGACGTTCACGGCCTCGAACAACCGCTCCTACTGGCTTGGCTTCAACCAGTCGAGTGGCAACTTCGAGTGCCGCGTATCGAGTGATGGGACAGCGGTCGTCACCGCCTCCAGCAGCGTCGCGGAGGCCGTGAACCAGTGGTATTTCGCCGTGGGGCGCTTCGACCCATCGACGGAGCTGGCGATCTTTATCAACAATACGAAAAATAGCAACGTTACCAGCATACCCGCCAGCGTCTACTTGGGCGCTGCGCCGCTGTATATCGGCGCGGATGACGACGGTGCGGCGGCGAGCCGCTTATTCGGCTACGCATCGCTGTGTTTTCTCTGCGCGTCCGCCCTGCCGGATGCGACGATCAGGGCTTTGTACCAGCACACGCGGGCTTTGTTTGGGGTATAATGCCTTTTGTGACACCGCCCAAGATGCGAAACCAGGAGTAAACATGGGAGGCATCAGCACAATGTCAAATGGAGAATTGCTCAGGGAGGTCTTAGAAATTCTACAGCAGGAGAAAGATATCCCCGATCTTTCTCCCAAAGCCGCATCGAGGCTCACGATGGCTGCATTAGTCCAGATGTATCAGCTCTATGCAGCAATGAAAGGAAAGGTTGACGATACAGGAATACTGGTGAGCGGGCTGATCAAGGAGCGCACGGATCGCACAGAAAGGGCAAAGACAACCGAGGAGACGCTCAGAAAAGTGTGGCTGATGACGCTCGGTCTTATCCTGGCTGCGGGCATAGATATTGCGGTTCACTTTTGGATCAGTATCAAATAAAAGGAGCAAAGAATGTCAACTATCGAAATCGGTGTCGTGTCGGCTGCCGTCCTGGAGATGGTCAAGTGGATCATCCGTAAGTTCTCGCCGGGCTTCGAGTTCCCCGCCTCGTTCTACGTGGTGGCTATCCCCGTGCTCAATATCCTTTTGGTGCCGCTGCTGGCCCTTATTGGCTTCGAGGGCTTCGTCATGCCGACCGACTGGCAGGCCTGGATCATGCTGATCGTGCGCACGTTGATCGGCAGCCTGGTGTCGCTGGGTACTTATGCGGTCAGCCTGAGGCCTTTCAAAGCTGCCTTTCGCGGTAAATAACTCTCAAACATCAGGAGTTTATTATGGATAAACAAGCGCTAGAGCAGCTTGTCAAGTTACACGCGGGTGAAGCGCAATTCAATCCGGTTATGCGGGTGCGCGAGCACTTCGAGAAGCCCGAGCCCGGCCCTCTTGCGAAAATACGAACGCTTTACAAGTTCCTTGCCCAGGCAGAGGTGTACGTAGATGGCGTGGACATCAGCCATTGGAACACGGTTCAAAGTTTCGCAGATATGTATGCAGGCGGGGTCAGGTTCGTGATCATCAAAGCCACGGATGGCTTGTCTGTGGACCAGAAGTTCGAGCTGCATTGGAAGGGTGCGCTGGACGCAAGCATGATCCCTGGCGTGTATCACTTTTTTAGGGGCCACATCAGCGGTGTTGCCCAGGCTGATTTCCACTTGCAGACGATACAGCCGCTGCTGGAGGCAACGAACAACGCTATCCTGCCGCCCAACCTGGACGTGGAATCGACCGATGGTGTGACCGTCGCCACTCGCAGGGCGAGGATCACCGAATGGCTGAGCACCGTAAGAGTGAAGTTCAGAGCGCCCGGCGTGTACTCTTCGCCCTATCTGTGGCAGAGCTTGACGAACAATATGTCTATCACGGACTACTGGGGTTGGGTAGCGCACTGGACGCCTTACGACTTCACGCTGCCGGGGGGATGGGCGCGGGAGAAAACGAACATGCACCAGCGCGGGATTTATCCGACGCACAGTTGGTGCCCACAGGTAAGAGGCGTGCAGGGCGCGGTCGATACGAACAGGTTTTTAGGCAGCTACGATGATCTGCGCATTTTCGCAGGTATAACCCAAACCCCCGTGATGCTGCCTCAATGCACCACGATCACATCTTTACCCGTGTTCAGCGGCCCTGGGGTCGATCACACGCTCACAGGTGAGACCATTCAACCCAATAGCCTCATCACGGTCTACGCAATGCACCGTGATTTCGTGCGCATTTCAGCAGATAACGAGACGCCGCGCTGGGTCCCAGGTTACGCTTTGAATTACAAGGCGCAAAGTTAAACAAAAAAGCCCCGGCAATCGCCGGGGCTTTTCTTATTGACAATAGGGGCAATAGGGATATCTGGGCGAGGAGAAGCGTTTACATTCCCCGCACATCTCCCAGTTACCTTTGCCCAACAGTTCAAGCTCGACCCACCTGACAAAGTGGAATAACCGCCTGATGATCTGCTCAATTAGGCTCATCGTTTGCCTCCTTGGGGATTGTAAATACTGTCAGCGCCCCGAGCCGCATCTTGGATTTATTAAGCAAATGCAGGTAAGCCAAAATGCGGCTGAGTTGCTGCGTGAGAAGGATTTTGGTTATCAGCCAGACCATTAGCACACTCCTAATACAAAGCAGTTATCGTGCGATCTTCCGTCTGCCCACAATCTTCGCACTCATAGCGGTCGGTAAAGCGGGCATACCAGCTATCTTCGCTCAAAGTCTCAAAGCCGACCATACCTTTCTTTTCCCAGCGGTGTTCATGATGCTTCAAGTCTGATTCTGGCAAATCGCTAACACTTGTTAAGCGCACCAGAACAGACACACCCACGACTATAAGAAAGGCAACTACAAAAATGCCAAAGCACGGCAAAATTCCTGCTGCCATGGCGAGAAATTCAGCGTCGCTCATTAGTGCCACTCCTCGCTCTTCAGCATGAACAAGCTGTAAAACTCGTCCAGGGAATAACCCTGACCGCCAAGGTCGATAGCATTGATACGCTCATCCGCCGGAAGGCCGGGTACAAAGACGACAAAGGTATACCACGCACCTGCCCAGCGCATCAGCAGGGCTGGCAGTTGGGCAATGGTCGTCTTGAATACCTCTGGCAGATCGCGCGCCGAGATCTGGCTCCAGCCGTTGCTGTCAAGCCATGCGATGAGATCATGCATCGTCTTTGGACTGACCTCGTTTGCACCGCCAATCTGGACCATGTCGTTAAGGGACTTCATGGTGCTGGTGTCGATCCCCACGAAGCACCAGGTTGACTTGGTGCTCCACATGAAGACAATCTGCTTAATGCCTTCTGCGGTAGTGCGTGTGAATACCCCTGTCCCAACCTTCTCAAGCACGGCGGCTTGCATCCCGTAGAACATCTGCCCGATCTGCGTTGACCAGATAACGCCATCTGGCGGGACGGGCGGTGCGCCGCCGTTCACCTGGTTTAATACACTCGGGTCAACGCCGCACCCTGACAGGACTAGCAGGGTAGAGACTAAAATTGCGAAAATAAGCATCCTTTTCATGTCATGCCTCCTACGAGTATTTGTCGCTCAAGCCCCTCTCGTAGGCTTTCGCCAAGATGGCGTAGGCCTGGGAAAGGGCAGCGAGCGATTGTGACTGCGCCCTCAACAGCGCAGAGATCAAATGGAATGTTTCGATATCTGTCACCTCCTCGATGTAATTGGCGAAAGCGGTAGCCGACACCAGTTTCTTTTTGTCATCCTCGACCTGGCCAAAGACCAGGAAGCCGTCAACGTCTGCGACCAGGACAAGTCCGTTTGGCAAAGTTAGCTTGTCTATCCTATTTTTGGGCTCCAGCTTTAGTGGGTCGCCCAGCACAGTGACAGCGTGGGTCGGGCGGGGCAGATTCCAGCACTTGGAGATTACCTGTGCGGCGCACTGGTATGGGTTTATTGGTCCGAGAAAGATTGACACATCATCAATAATCCCTTCAGGCGCGACCGAGACATCCCGCCTTTTCAGATTGTCAGATAGACAAATAGTGTGCGGAACCATCCCATACATCGTGATAGTAGCAAACGGCAGGTAAATGTCTACAGGGTCTAAATGCGAGAGGCTTTGAAAAATCACAGCGACTACACAAACGTTCAGCGCCGAGTCTACACATTTCACACCTAAGACATGTGGCTCACCACTGTCAAGCGGGAAGTTCAATGTATGGGCTATGCCTGCGGGCCGCGATAAGCTGCTTACAAACCTGCCTTCCAATTGATAGCCGCCAATTCTGGAGGAATCAACGTTCGTCACCTGCTTGATCCATGCTGATGCGACGCGCATGGTGTTAGAACCGTGGGCGAGAATCTCTATTTTCATGCGTGGACGCGCTTGACGTTGTAGTATAAAACGCCTTTCGCGCCCGGCTCCTTTGCCCAATCAACATACAGCGTGCCGCCCCAGTCCTCAGGGGTATACTTGCTGAACTCCGCAAAATGGTCTGGGGTCCACCCCAGCTCTTTATCGAACAGGTCGGCGATGATCTGCGGCCCACCCTCCAAGGTGATGCGGGCATCCTTGAACGGCCATTTGAACTTGCCGACGTGGAACTCGACATTCTTTCCGGGATCGACGACGATCTCCCGCAGCACGTCTGTGCCGCTCTCTGCGGCGCTACTGCCGTCCTCGCCGCGCGGTGCGGATGTCTTTGATTGCTTTGCGGACGCGGCAGGCGTGCCGCTGTAATGTCGCAAAGTCATTCCCCAGCTCGCGTTGGCATGAGCTATAGTGCGCACCAGGCCATTGAGCGCAGCAGTGCTGTCCTGGGCGCGGCTGGTGACGTTGATGATACCGCCGCCTTTGGTCGAAAACTCGGTGAAGGCGATGCCGCCCGCCTCGGGCAGGTCTTTCTGGTTAGCAAGCGCCAGGGCAGCCTCTTTCAGCGACCTGTAATCCTCAAGGCTGAGGGACGAAAGCTCTTGCGCCAACGTCGTATCGCTAAGTTCCTCGATGTCCTCGTAAACATAGTCCGGCTTTGGCGCTTGCTCGGTCGGCGGGGGTGTTTCCGCAGCAGGCTTGGGGGGTGCGCTCTTTTTTGGCGGAGCGACTGGTTTTGTTGCCATAATTCCGTCTCCTTATTTGTTCCTGAATACTCTAAAGGGATTTTATAGTAGCACAAACATTTTACTATAAATGAAGAGAGAGCGCAAGAGATGAGCGCAAGATTAATTAAATTGTGATTCGTTCGATCTTTGCAGTTTTTGTTTCTAATTTTTCTCACACGAAATACCTTGACATCATAGAACTTATGGTTGATAATAAAAGTGCGAGTGTCGAGAGCGAGGTCTCAAATTCTCCGGCGCATCAAAATTCATTCGCGGGATGTTGATTGCGCCAAACTGATACCTCCTTGGTGAAAATGTGGCTTGCTGGCTAGAGGCCTCGCTCTCAGTTTTTGGCACCTTAACAAATCTATATGGGGGGGTAGCCAAATGGTAAAGGCAACAGTCTTTAGGAACTGTGAAACATGTGTAACCTTTGACAACCACCCATGCTGGCATCGTTAGATACCAGGACTTCTTGTCAATCCAGCATACATGTCGGTTCGAATCCGACCCCCCCCACCTTAGATAGGCTCCCAGATGCCTGAGTGTGCCTGGGTAACGCCAGCTCCCCTCTGGTGCGAACGGACGGCTCGGGCGTGGGCCTATCTAATATGCCCCCGTAGATCAAAAAAAGCACAGGTTTACCTGTCTCTTTCTGGCAACAGGACTACGGGTAAATTCAGCAAAGGAAGATCGATTGGCTGTAACCAATAGGTTGTAGGTTCAATTCCTACCGGGGGCTCTCCAGGGGAACTGGTTTGAGGATCCAGTAAATTCCGATCTCACTAATCGGCCGTCTTCCGAAAATGGACAGCTCAAGTTTACCCAGCCTCAGACCCCTATTCCCCTGTAAGAAACTAACAGGGTGGTGCGCAAGTGCCGCCCTGTTTTGTTCTCCAGCGGGTGTCGCCAAGCGGTAAGGCCTCAGTCTTCCAAACTGATAGCATGGGTTCGATTCCCATCGCCCGCCCTCTCTGTCCTGAGCGAGACAAATCTCATAATAGCTCTCTGGCTGGTCACGTGGGAACGGCCGGATAGACGCCAGGACGGAGACGACAAGGACAAGCCTGCGATGCGCCCGCTGAGTATCTAGGCCAGAGAAAGGCGAGGGAGGTTCGATACCTGCCCGGCTCATTACCGCCAATGGAGTTCCAACCTTGATGGGGCGCTGTGGGCAGGCAATCTATAACAGGAGGAGTATTATGCCGTACAACATCGATAACTGGAAACAAAAAGAGTGCAGGGACTTCGTGTTGACCAAGGCAGCAGTAGAGGAGCTGATAAAGGCCGGTGCCAGTTTTCAACTCAGGGCACTTGAATCAGATACCGCTGTAGGGAAACTCCCTACCACTGTAACTGGCCTATCCGAGGGTTTTGAGATCACTGGGTTTATAAACCAGGATGGCGAAACTGAAGTGTCCTCGATTATCAGCTACGGAGAGGCGAGTGGGAGCAGCATGGACATACTGCTGTCGATCCTCGAAAAAAGCCGTGGTTATTACGAGGCTGTACTGGTGTGGGAGGGGGGCGACACCATTGAAAGGCTGATCATCCAGGATGGTCAGACATCAGTCGTGAATATAGAGTTATAACAGGAGGAGTGCATGGACGAAAAACTGATCGTTTCCCGGCAGGACCTGCAAAACATCAAGAACGCGGTCGTGGCTGCGCTGGAGGTGTCGGGCAGCGCGTCAAGCAAGGCGACGCACTACCACACCCGACAACAGCAGATCGACGCGGTGAAGGACCACCTGGCGAAGCTGCACGTGGTTGGCAAGGAGCTGCCCCTGGTGGTGGCTTCGCTTGATGGAGCGCAGGGTTTTTATATCCAGCAGGCGATCTTGCAGGAGCTTGAGGCAAGCACGAAAGGCGGCTACAACACCATCGTCTCCCCGCAGGCGTGGGATGACGAGGGGTTGGGCAGGGCCGCGTTGTATGCGTGCTTTCGCAACCTTGACAAGAGCGCCGGTATTCCCTACGTTCTGCGTATGCTGGCGGAGATGCGCGAGCGCAAGGTCAACAACGCCCGTTCCCGCAGGTATGCTCTGGAGTACATCTGGGGCCACCCGAACCTGGAGTTCGTGGCTGTGAAGTATCGTGCGAAGCTACGCAAGATATTGACGCACGTGTATGGTACGAAGATCGCCGCCACCCTGTTCAAGATTTCCAACGACCGACTGGCTGGTCTGTCCGATGCACGCTCTAATAAGCTGTGGACGGACAAAGTGCTCAAGTACGCGCATGGCATGTTGACATCTATCCAGGTGGAAGCGATCTACCAGTACATCTTCGAGAACACAGACGTGGCAATGAATATGGACCGCCTGCCGGTGATGCGGCAAGTTGCCGCAGCGATGACCGATGTCAACGGCTGTGACCTGGTGCCGGAAGAGGTGTTGACCGGCTTGCTCTCGCACAAGAGCCACCCGCAGCACGAAGAGATGTGGTCAACCAAGGAGAAGCAGGCCAAGACCCTGGAGGTGATCCGCAAGAAAAGCAAAGTGGAGACCGCCAACGTGGCTGTGCGCAAGACCAAGCAAGAGAAGGAGCGTGGCATCGAGCGGGAGGTGGACATCGGCCAGGTAAGCGACCCGATTGCTTTGTTCAAGACCGGCTTCGAGACTGAGTTCACGGATGAGATCATCGACCAGATAGATAAGCTGGCGGAGAAGCATAAATACCAAAACTTCCCTTACCGTAAGGTCGGTGTGTTGCTTGACGGATCGTATTCGATGACAGGTCATTTCCAGGAGAGCAAAAACACGCCGCGGGCGGTGGCTGAGTTTATCTACCGGGTGTTAAACAAGTCGGCGCTTACAGTATACTGGAAGACCCATGACGCCTCAACGTCGCTTGCTGTGGGCTTTTTAGGCCTGGTCGATATGCAAGAGGATATGGATGCGATTTTCATCCTGAGCGATGGCTACGAGAACGACTACGAAGGCCTGCTCGGGGAAGTGATCAAGGCCTGGCGGGATATGGGCAACGATACCCCCGTGTTTCACATCTCCCCCATCGGCGGGGCGGAGGTAGCTGCGAAAGCGCGCAGGTTAGCAGAGGGCGTGGCGTCATTTGCAGCCACCTACCGGTCGCTGCCCGTACTGATGCAGGCCAACCTGCTAGAGGCGGACCCGCGGGGCTGGCTAAAGAACCAGGTGGAGCGCCTGGCATTGACAAGCGGGGTGCGGTAATGGCAAAAAAAGATTTGAGGCTTTTTACAATTGAATGGTCAGCCGACCCCTACGAAAGTTACCTTTCGGTGGTCGAGGCGGAAGATGATGCTCATGCACTAGAAGTGCTTAAAGAGAACAGATCAACCGCTAGAACGTCACGCTATGATTTTGAAACTCATGAGCTTTGCCCACGTGGAAAGCCGGGCATCATTTATGAACGATTTACGGGAGAGTAAAATATGACAACCAATCTGAACACCCTTTTGCGCGGCACGGAGGTCATGCGCGATAGCGATGGCCGCGTGGTCGTGCAGTCTATCCGCAATATGGAGCTGGCTTTCCTGACGGTCAGCGACCGCCTGTTCTCGCGGGACGAGCAGTTCGCCAACCCGTTCACGGCGCTGACCGCCTCCAACAGGCACTACGGTCACGTGCAGTTGCGAAACAACGCAGACAAGGACGTGATCTTCGCCCCACAGATCAGCGTTATGACGCGCACGTCCAGCCAGGACCACGCCCTGCCCAAGAGCGCGTATATCCCCTCCCGCCAGGCGGTTGACTATGACGATGCGGGCTGCGTGCAAGGCTCGGTCGGCGGGCATCTGCGCGGCGATAGCAACTTTCGTTTCGTGCCGCTGGTGATCCGCGAGCAGTTGCTCCTGGAGGCCAACCACACGGGTGAATACAGCCACCTATACCACACGATTGAGAACCTGGGTAAGCGTACGCGGGTCAGCACAGGCGCTTACCTGGAGCGATACTTCGATCACTACGAAGTGCAGTTGCAGGAGTTCATCGCTCACTTCGAGCGCCCCAAGGACTGCATCGGCGTGATCGTGATGGTGGACGGGGAGATCGTGGCTATCGATAAGTTCCCCAGCTTCACCTACTGCGCCCAGGTGTGGGACTTGCTTGTGCGTGATTGCTACGGCTCCGTCGCAATCGTATCCATGGCGAATAACAGGAGCGCTGCCCAGGAGTTTACGCAAGTGCTCGGTGAAACCAACGGCGACCTGACCGGCGTGGCAAGGCTGCGCAAGGCGCTGAGGGCGGTATTCGATAACCGCTCCGTGCGTGTAGTCGAGCGCCTGCAAGACCTGATGCTGGTAGAGTTCCAGGAGGAGCGCGACATCAACAGCGATGATCGCCACTACGAAAGTCACATCATGAAGGCAGAGGGCTACATCGGACAGGCGATCAGGACCGGCGAGTACAACCACCTGGTCAGCATCGCCAAGCGGGACGCGTTCGATCCCGAGCAGTGGCGAAAGGCACACACAGCGGTAAGGGAGTACCGAGAGCTGGCCGCCCAACAGCGGGATTTTACAATCTAAAAAAAGGAGGGCCTTGTGCCCTCCTTTTATCTAAACAAGGAGTGGATCATGGACGGAGTAAGCGAACCTGAGAAAGTCACCGTGGTGGAAAAAGTGGAGTTCGATCACTATCGTGTGCCATTTCGCGAGGCCTGGGCACGTAGTTATCCCAGGCGGGGCAAGCCGATCAATATGGGAGTTGCCGATTTGTATCGCTATAGCCCCAAATACGGTTGGAACAGCGAATACACCATTGATGACAAACCGTTCCCGCGCGGCGGCAAGACCGTGTGCCGCGTCACGCTGAGTGATGGGCGCAAGGCAGAAGGTGTGGCGCTATGCTCGATGGCCGATCAATTCTGCTACCGCATTGGCAGGGATATCTCCAAAGGGCGCGCGATGCACGCGCTAGGGGTGGGCTGATGGGCAACAGATGTCCTGACTGCAATAAGTTTGTCGCACTTGAACACGGCGAGCCGGAGTTGTGGGATCTGAACATCGACGAGGACGGCAGGATCAGTGCTGATGTACGCCTGCATCTGGATTGCTCGGATTGCGGCAACGAGCTTAACGAGGCCTCCATCCAAGTGGAGGAAATTGATGTTGCTGTCGAAGATCATATCCGCGCCCACCAGGATCAGGATGAGCCTTATACCCTGGAGATTGAGGAAGACGATGTTAGTGCCGATGATCGCTTCAATATAGTGGATCGTCATGGCAAGCCGATCAAGCGGATGCGATACCAGGCACACTACTACAGCTTTACCATCACTGCGACGGTAAAGTGCAGTTGTGGAGAGGAGTTCGAGGTGGAGCTGTCCGGTGAGGAGCAGGCCAGCGGATTCGAGCAGTTATATTGATGTCGAAGAGGAGATACTTTCCCTATGGCGAAGAAACATCAGTATAAAATCTCCAAAAAATCAACTAGACAAAGGGCGAACCGTAGCTGGCGCAGAAAGGCACGATTAAAGTTAAGGATGCAGTGGTGGCATGTTCAAAAGCCTTAGTCATATTCCTCCAAAGATTTGTCAATTTTTGACAAAAGCAGGGCGCACGGTTATGCGCACCGTCGAGGTTTTTGCGCTGCTTGTTTTCCTGATCATCTGCCTAGTTTTAGGCCTCGGCATCGCCTTGCTGGACTGGACATTCCAAAGTGGGCCATACGCCCCCCGCTAAGAACCTGCGTGGCTTTGCGGTCTACCGCTATTGGTTCGCCAAAGCAGGTCGTAAGCCACATCAGCCGTACTCGATCTGCCCCGTTATGTTGGGCAAGGATGGGACGGTGAAGGAAGTCCTGGTAGACCAGGAACTCCACGTGACCAGTCCGCCTTATGGTGTTCTGGCAGGCAAATACTGGTGGGAAGGCGACATGTTAAGGTGGGAGCTGGATGAGGAAGTCTATCGATATCTCCAGGATTTCGGTCCTTGAGGCCAAGAGCGCCAGGGAGCTGCCGCTACTCACCCAGCGCTATACCGAGGACGGCGGGCTGGAGAACGCAGTTGCGCTTTTTAGCAATAAATACGGGTATGAGCCGCAAACTGTATGGCTGTGGGCTAAGACCTACTGCATACCCATCGATCAAAACAGAACGGGTGTTCTATTGATTTCAGGGTAGAATGGGGTGCTGAATGTGGTATAATTTTTCTACGCGGAGTGGCAAACCGCGAGAGTACCTTCCAATAGACCGCGGGCGAAGCGAACCTTTCGGACCTGTATTCTCACAGGCGGTGTTGTTTGTATCTTGCCAGGATACTCAAAACATCGCTTCGCTCGGCAACACCGCCGGTGAGAGTCCAGGTCTTTTTTGTTTAGAAAGGGTGGTCGTGGTGAGCGTCAAAATTATGGGACAGGTTTGGGATTTGGAACTCCCATACACGGAAAAGCTCGTTTTGTTGGCATACGCCGATCACAGCGATCATGAAGGGAGAAATATTTATCCCAGTGTCAACCTGATAGCTGAAAAAACTGGGTATAGCGAGCGACACGTCCAAAGAATAACCCGCGAATTGCAGAAAAAAAAGTTATTGATCCTGGAAGGTGAAGGGAAAGGGGGAAGAAACTTAACCAGAAAGTACCATATTCCTGTAGATAAAAAGGGTGACATACTGTCACCCTTTAATTCAAAAAGGGTGACATCTACGCCGGAAAGGGTGACACCGGAGTCGTTAAAGGGTGACTCCGGAGTCACCCGAACCATCATTAACCATTTAATTAACCCTCTTACAGAAAGTGAGGAAGATAAGTTGCCAACCAGCGAGGAGTACAAAGCCAGCCTTCGGCAAACGTTGATGAGGATGAATGAGAGAGAGACTGCCGACCCGGAGGTAGAGGGGATCGAACGATACCCTGAGGATATTAAAGATATCATTCGGGCAGTATGCAAACTGTGGAATTTGAGGCCGCCCAAACATCCCAGGCAGCCCAATAACCGATCTCCAAGCTCGCAGTGGATTCAGGATGCCCGGTATTTGGAGGAGGCGTGCGGCGAATTTGGGGTAGAGGCGTTGCGGTCGTATCATGCGCAGTTTCGCAGATATATGCAAGAGCACAACGGTGTTATCCCGCACACAGTCAGCGGCCCCGGATCGCTCATCAAGGTCGTGCGCGCCCACACTGCGGAGATGCGCACAAAGCCAGTAGACAACCTCCCCCCTGTGTTTCGGGCAGAGAGATAAAGATTTAACAGGAGATGACATGATCAGGAAAATTGAGATTACTCCAGTATTGAATGGCTTTATCGTCAAAGTCGGCTGCCAGATCGTCGTGTTTGATGACATTCGCAAGATGCTCAAGGACCTCGAACTGTATTACATTGACCCCGATGAAGTAGAGAGAACCTACCTGACCTCCGCCTTGAACGCTGAGCATATCACACCGCAAGACGTGCGCGCCGAACCCGCCGTTGATAACGATGCGGCGGGAGAACAGTTTGAAGTAAGCGTAGCTGATCGGGATGAGATTGATGTCGCACAACGCTTACGCGATATTTCGGAGTGGCTTGAGCGCGGAAGAACGCAGTGACGGACCCTCTTCCCAGTAACGTGCAAGCGGAGGAGGCCTTGTTAGGCTCCGTCCTGATTGACCCATCCTTGATATGGGAGATTGCCGCGCTGGTAGAGCCAAACGACTTCTACATCCACAGAAACCGTTTTATCTGGATGGCGATGCTGGTATTGACCGAGAAAAAGATCACCGTCGATTACGTCACGCTCTGCCAGGAGTTGGATAAAAGAGGCACGCTTAGCGAGATTGGCGGTGGTAGCTATCTGGCTGGTCTGGTCAACGCCGTGCCCACCTCCCTCCACGCAAAGGACTACGCCAGCATCGTGCGCGAGATGGCTGACCGCCGCGCTGCTATCCAGGCCGCTTCGCGTATCGCAAAAACCGCCTTCGACCTGGAGGCCGACTTTCTATCCACCGCTACCGACGAGCTAGGCATGATCGCCAACCGCATCAGCGCCGAAGAGCACACCGTCCATATCAGCCAGGCGGTCAGCGAGCTATACGACGAGGTGGAGGAGCGGTACAGGGAACCGCAGGACATCTTCGGCTTGCCCACCGGCCTGATCGACGTAGACAGGCTGACGGGCGGCATCGAGACGGGTATGCACTTCCTCGGCGGCCTGCCCGGGATCGGTAAAAGCAAGCTGGCAAAGCAGCTAGGGGTGAGTTGGGCAAGATCTGGTCATGCAGGCATTATCTTTTCCATGGAGATGAGCCGCAAGATGATCTCCAGGCGGATCGTCTCTGCGGAGGCGGAGGTGGCCACCCAACTGTTAAAGTCCGGTCGCCTGGAGGACGACGATTGGGTGGCGCTCACTCATGCGATTGGAAATCTGTCCGAGCTGCCGTTATATATCTGTACCCTGCCCGACATGACACCGGCCCAGTTTCGCTCTATCCTGACCAAGTACAAGCAACAGCATGACATCCGCTGGTACGTACTGGACTACCTGCTTTTGATGGGTGGTCAGACCAGCAGGCAGAACGATACGGAGTGGTCGCAGTATCTATCCAGGTCGGTTAAATCCATAACTACAGGCATGGACCTGGTTGGCATCACGATCAGCAGCGTCACGAAAGAAGGGATGGGTAAAGGCATCCCCAACCTGAAAGACCTGCGGGGTAGCGGGCAACTCCCCCACGACGCGGACATTGTGATGATCTTGACCGATCACATGCCGGAGAGCGGCACCATTGCCAACTCAAACGTCAACACGCTCTGGTTTCTCAAGACGCGCGACATGCCTGGCGGGACGAACCAGCGGGTCGAGTTGCTGGCCGAGAAAAACTACCCGCTGTTCAGGAGCGTGGAGACCAGGGCTATTATCCCTGACTACAACTGGCAGGGGCGAAAGGACATAGGATGAGGCTACCATCGGAAGAGATCGTGTTCACAATGTTGGAGCAGGAGTTTCCCCAGTTTGATGTCGAGATATTGGGCAGGCTGACCGATTACATGCTCAATTTCGCAGACGAGCACCGAGAACTGGACGACTGGGAGAAGGTTGTTTTATATGTCACCCTGGTCACGAAGGGGATCAAGGGCATTGACTGGGCAGGCGGCGACCACGTGAAAGTGTGCGCTCGCTTGCTCGGCTGGGATTACGTGCGCGCCGAAAACTCCTTCGTGGCTGCAAAAGGATTGGACCTGATCGACAAGAATTTTTTAGGAGGGTAATGCTATGGCAAAAGTAATTATTATCCTGCTGGTCATGGGACTATGGAACCCGACCATCACACCGACGCCGAGGACTAAGACGCCGCAACCGACCGCGACGATCATCACGTCCACGTCACCGCCGACAGAGACGCTATCACCTACACCCACTGACACTTTTGTGCCGTCAAGCACGCCAACGCCGACCGTGGCTCTGCTTACACCCACTCTCACATCAACCTTGACCCCGACGCAAACGGATACGGCAATCCCGACGCTTAGCACTATCACGGTTATGCCGACGCCCACGGTCACTGCGACGGCGACTGTTACCCAGGAGCGTAAGCCAAAAGCGGTGGCTACATTGCCAGACACCGGCTTGTTTTCCGATGGTGATATTCCTGGACTGGTAGTGATAGGGCTTACCCTGGCTGCGGTCGCTTTCGTTGCCAGAGGGTTGAGGAGAAGGCTATGAGCCTAATCTTGTCAGCCTTCCATTTGATCTTATCTTTTTGTATTCTTGTGCAATGGCCGGATTTTGTGGACAAAGTAGTACAGGAAGTGTTTGGCACGGTTGCAAATGGATTTTTGATCAACTTTGCCATCGGCCTGGCCTGGAACATTGATCACAAGTTATCAAGACTGGAGAACAAGATAAGAAGGCAAGATCGTGTCAAAAATACTTTACACTGATTACTGGCAGATCAGCGTCTCTCGTCGTGTGGGAACGCTCATAGTTGTGCGTGAGTATAACTATAGCTGGAGACGGGTCGAAAAGCTGCGAAAGTTCGCGAAGCGAGGAGCTGCTCGCAGTTCGCTGTACCCAGGAGGAGGAATAGCTTATGAGTTCGTTCAATGAGGGTCAATTGCTGGTCGCATTTCTGGTTGGCGGCTTTGCCGGTGGACTGGTGGTCTATATTGCTATGTCTGCGTTCGTGATGCGTGATTTTGGTAAAATCTGGAACCTTGCCAGCAGGCATTTACGGACAATAGCCGAACGCCTGGACGAGCGCAAGATAGAGCAGGAGCTTGCCGTGTCGAATAAGAAGCTGGAGCAGATTGTCGGGATTGCTAAGGATGAAGGCGGCACACATGCCGATTAGTTTGAAAGAATACTTTACAGTCATGTGGCGCATCCTGAGGGAGATCGAGAGTGTGCCAGAAGTTTCGCCTCGGGTGTGGATGTGCCCGCGTTGCTGCGATACGAGCATCGATAAGAGGCCTTCCCATACCCATGACGGATATGTTTATGTCTTCGTAGAAATCAAATACCATGAGCGATGACCTGACCCAGCAGTATTTTGCGGAGATGCGCAGATTAGCCCAGGAGATCGCCGGTGCACCGGACTCGCCTGGGGATTTTGAGACCTTCGGATATAGGTGCCATTTTTGCGGTGGTACATATAGCCTCCCTGGTGATTTATATACGGCACCCAGGCATATACACGACGGCTACACTTATTTTCTGGCGAGAGTGCCTTTGTACTCTGTCTACCCTTATCAACCAGGCGGCGTCTCGGCTTCCCCCTTTAGTGGTGTAGTTGTAAATACCGAATATCATTCAGGTATTTCTTCTAATCTGCCTGTAAAGGCTGGAATAGATGTCAGCCGCTATAACGATGATACTGCTATTCTTATCAAAGAATGGGAAAGATTGGGACGCCATCAATCCCTTGAAATGATAGAAAAGTTTGAGAACAGGCGCTCCCAGCGGGAAAGATGGCTCGGTAAAGTCTTTGAGAAGGTCAGGAATATTATGAGGCGTGATGGGCAAGAATAGTGCTTCACTTACTAGAAGACCGGGACCGTCCCCGAAGCCTTTTGAGTCTGGCAATAAAAAACAGGCTAGACAGAGAATTAATGTCGAGGTGAGAACTAGTCGCAGGGCACATCCTTCTACTCTGCCTTGCACTGATTGTGGGCACTTAGGTGATGATCGCAGGCATGAGTATGATCACTATTTGGGCTATAAAGTTGAACATTTCCTAGATGTTGAGCCTGTTTGCACGGTTTGTCACACGAAAAGGGATAATTTTCAGGCTAATAAGACGCACTGTATTCATGGGCATGAGTTTATCCCAGAGAACACAAAGTACCGCAAGAATGGAACAAGAGAGTGTAGAGCGTGTCATAGTCAGCGCAAGAAAAAGATCAGAACGGCTGAATGGTGGCGCAACTATCGTGTGAGGAGGAAAAATCGTGGGTAAAAATTCTAAGATTGAATGGTGTGATCATACATTTTCGCCATGGTGGGGCTGTACTAAGGTTTCCCCTGGCTGCACAAATTGTTATGCGGAGACACTATCCGTGCGTTACGGGCATGAAATTTGGGGGCCGAAGGCCAGCCGCCGCTTCTTTGGTTACGGTCATTGGAGCGAGCCTGAGAAATGGGATGCGGAAGCGAAAAGATTAGATGCGAGGTTTCGCGTCTTTTGCGGTTCGATGTGTGATGTATTCGAGACCCGCAAAGACCTGGTAGAGTATCAAAAACGGTTATGGTCTCTTATCGAGGCGACGACAAACCTTAACTGGTTGCTGCTGACCAAGAGGCCCGAGAACGTGCAGAAACTAGCACCCTGGGGTAAAGACTGGCCTGATAATGTCTGGTTGGGGGTGAGCGTTGAGGATCAAAAGCGCGCCGACGAGCGCATCCCCGTTCTTCTCAGTATACCTGCGAAAGTCCGCTTTTTATCTTGTGAGCCGTTGTTGGGGCGTCTCACGTTACAATACTGGATGGCGGAAAGGTTGAGCTGGTTAATTATAGGAGGAGAGAGCGGAGTTGGGCACCGGACGATGGAGCTGTGGTGGTTGCTGGATATTGTCGATTGGTGTATAGCATCTAATATCCCAGCGTTTGTGAAACAGGATAGCGGGCGGCACGCTGGCAGGCAGGGGAGGATACCTGATGAGTTGTGGTCGATCAAGGAGTTCCCAAGTGCCAATCCTTAACTATACAACCAGTATTCATGTCTCAAAATCAGTCGGAGAGATACAGATCATGCTTGCCAAAGCTGGGGCGAACCGAATAAGCATAACCTACAATGAGCTGGGAATACCTGTCGCGCTGGAGTTTTTCATCGATTTGGCAGGGACGCCCGTGGGCTTTCGACTGCCGTCCAGATGGTATGGAATATATCAATTACTCAAAGATAATGCCAGTATTCGCAAAGAGTACAGGAGCGAGGATCATGCCCGTCGCGTAGCTTGGCGTATCCTGAAGGACTGGACGGAAGCTCAGTTGGCAATCATTGAGGCTGAGCTAGCCAGCAGCGTTGAGGTGTTCTTGCCCTACGCGATCACTAGGACTGGCAAAACAGTATATGAGGATTACCTGGAGGGGAAGCTGTTGCTTGGAGGCGGCGAAGAGCATGATAAAAGATAACCAGAGAATCGAACGCTATCGTGTCACAGCAGGTCCCTATGGATCGTCACAGTATGACAGCAACAACGGCGTTTTTGTCTTCAAAGGCCCACGTGGTTTGCCTTTGGTGTGCATTGTGAGTGACGGTCTCGGGTGGGATCACGTGTCTGTCCACGTGGAGCCGCCAAACCCGAATGTCAAGCCTCGTCTCCCAACCTGGGAAGAGATGTGCGCGGTCAAGGACATGTTCTGGGGCGAAGAGGAGACGGTCATCCAGTATCACCCGCCCAAGTCGAGCTACAAGAACGTCCACCCCTATGTGCTGCACCTGTGGCGACCGCAGGATCAAGAGATACCTATGCCAGAGCTAAGAATGGTATAGCCAATGGTCGATCAAGGAATTTCCGGTTGGAGGATAGGGTAATGTATGATGGAATAGATATGACTAAGGTGATGTTTGGGCAGAACGCTATCCACGTGCCAATGTGGATGGTTATTCAGGACGCGCAGGAGGCGGGGGTGTTGTTCGCTGGCGCATCACTCGAAAGAAAACTTCTTTACGGTAGTGACAGGACTCACGTCCTGGTATTGGGTGAAATGATTGTAAGGCCACACTTTGTGGTGGCTTCTAATGACTTTCGTGGTCGGGGCGCTGGAGGGTTCTGGACAGACTTGCCCTCAGCGCAAGAATGGCTAAGGAATGGCCAGGTTATTGTTGATACGGATGTTGGTGAGGCGGCGTTTAAGAGATGGAGATAGAAGGTGGATATGGTATAGCCAATGGTCGATAGAAAACCAATGTTGGTGAGCGAATGAGCATCACCGTATTGCAGTATGATCGAGACGATGGCAGAAAAATCCCCATCTCCCTTGACATGCCTGAGGAGATCGAGCGGCTTGCTCTGGCCGTTCAGCAAGCGGGCGGCGTATTCGAGCTGGAGGTGCTGGAGAAAGGTGCGCTGTATATCGAGTGCGTGGCGGAAGGCGAGCTGATAAGTGCGAACATCTGCATGAATGAATCAGAGGCAGTTTATACCATGCTACAAGAGTTTTTGAGCGCGACGTTTTACGGATTTGTCATGCGCCTTAAAAACCCCATCTAAGCGCATTATTAGGCGATTTAACAGGTTTAAATTGAGTGCTGATACTGTTATAACCCGTGATGGTTTGATCGCAGAGAAAGCGCATAAAACATACGCCGCTATGGCTGAGAAATATGGCATCAATCAATGGTATCTTTGGAACATCATTGTCAAGCCCAATTATGTGCCTCCAGCCTGGGTGCAGGACATTTTTGGATGGCAGCGGTTCGCCATTGTGCCTGTGTGTCCCCGGTGCGGCACCGTACATGTTAAGGTTTGCGGTCGTTCTAATAAGATCGTTGATTTATCCAAGGTTCCCGTTGAGGAGCGTAAGTATCTGTTGAGCGATGCCATGAAAGGATTAATGACCAGATGATCGAGAAAAATTGGCCCGAGGATGGCTATATTGCTTACTGTGATGGCTGCTCTATGGATTACGAGGACGACGCGGAGGAGTTCATGGAGATCGTGGCTGCTATCAAAGCGGCGGGCTGGCTGATCAAGAAGGAGGGCGGTGAGTGGGCGCACTATTGCCCGGAGTGCAGAAAAAATGTCTGACAACTTAGGCGCTTACAAGCTGAACACCATCCACTGCGGACACAGCGAGCAGCTAATGTTGGCTTTACCTGGGGATAGCATCGATCTGGTCGTCACCTCCCCGCCTTATGGTCAACTTCGAGCCTATGATGGTTACTATATGGCTTTCAAACCGATGGCGGAACAGATCGCCCGTGTCCTGAAAATCGGCGGTGTTCTTGTATGGGTAGAAGGGGATGAGAGCGACGAGCTGGGCGAGTCGGGTGTCAGCTTCCAGCACGCGCTATATTTCCGCAATGAGTGCAGCCTGCGGCTGCACGATACGATGATATACATGAAGGCGGGTGCATCCTATCCGTCTCAGGATAAATATTACCAGTGTTTTGAGTATATGTTTATCTTATCCAAGGGCAAGCCAAAGACCTTCAATCCACTCAAAGACCGCGAGAACCGCTGGTATGGGCAGAAGTGGAGCAAGGTGCGCACGCGCAGACAGCAAGACGGCTCTCTGTCATCGCAGACCTGGGATGCGGATGAAGGCGAGAAGTATGGAGTGCGCTTCAACATCTGGCAATACGCGGTGGGTGCGGGCAATCATGGCGACCCGATCTGCCACGAACACCCCGCGCCGTTCCCGGAAGCTCTTGCCCGGGACCACATACTGAGTTGGTCAAGCCCCGGTGATATAGTTTTTGACCCTATGTGCGGGTCGGGCACTACGCTTGCGATGGCGCACCAGGAGGGGCGCAAGTGGTTAGGTTTCGACATTTCGCAGAAATACTGCGAGCTATCAGAGCGACGGGTGAGAAACGTTACCCCTAGCTTTATGAGTATGTTATAATAGAACAAATAACCGACAATAAGGTCGTAGCCTCAGGTAACGAGGGCAACAGTCAAGAGGCTGTGGTAAGAAGCGCCCTGACCTTGTAAAATTTTACAGGAGGAGTGACACAAAATGAACGTATTAGGATTGGATATCGAGACAACTGGATTGAACAAAGACACTCATGATGTTTTAGAGGTGGCTGTGGTGGCTTGGAATACGGAAAAAGCCAGACCTTTGCAGTTTTTTAACTGGCTCATGCGCACCACGGTCCCGGACAATATCGCCCAGATAACCGGCATTGATCAGGAGACTGTGAATACTTTTGGGATAAACTGTGAGGATGTGTATGGTGGCGATGCTATGTACGATCTGTTTGGTATTAGTGGGAAAAACAAGTGGGACGCACTTGTGGCGCACAACGGCAGACAATTTGACATTCCCTTCCTGGTCGCCCATATACGCAGAAGCACAGATTGGGAAACGCTTGCGCAGAGGATCGAAACTGTTCCTTTGATCGACACCCGCTACGACCTGCCGCCTAACGCCAACATGGTCTCAAAGGGGCGAAAGCTCGAAGACTTTGCTCTCGCGCACAACATCACCAACCCATTTGCGCACCGCGCCTTGACCGACGTGCTGGTGATGCTGATGATCGCTCAGCAGTATGATTTGCAACACATTGTCGATAATGTGCTGCCTTCCCCAATGGTTTATATCACTTACCCCAGCAATTTCCCCGGCTCGTTCTGGTGGCCTGAAAAGCGGCTATTTCGCAGGCCGGTAAGGGAGTGTTATTTCGAGAAGGAGAAGCAACTGCTTGTCGAGAAGGGTTTTGGCGAGGCTGGGCTGGTGATGCACGCAATACCGGAGTACGTAAAATAATCTTGCGAAAGTTCGCGCTTCCCCGTCTTCAGAGCACCTGTGTGCTAACCACCCGATCTGGTCTGGTTTTTTAGCGCAAATGTGCTATAATTGTCAACGATCATGAGCTTCAAAGACCCGCTTGTACTCAAATATGACCAAAAAAGAGCATGCTACCTGGTCACGCAAGGGCGCGAGACGTTCTATGACTATGAAAACAGGTTATACGAGTTCTCGACCCCTGCTGAGGCCGTTGAGTGGGCTTTGAAAGAGCTTGATAAGGTGCTATTTATCGAAGAAAACGGGAAGCTGGTCAGGTTGGGCGTGGATGGACAGCCAGTAGATGGAAGAACACCTATTTCAGAGAGCGAGACCAATGGCATAAGAAAACCAAATGTGACAAGCGAGCCAGAAGAGTCAAGCAACCCATTCTCCTTCAGTGAGCCAAACCAAACAAGCAAACCAAACCAAATAAGCGCCCAGTTGGAGCTGCCGCTTTGATCCTTAACTCAGACGCCCGCAGGATGCCCCTGCCACGTGGCTGCGTGCAATTGATCGTCACCAGCCCGCCTTATTTGAACGCCCGGGAGTACAGCCATTGGGATAACTACGCTGATTACCTGGCAGACATGGCTTCCTGTCTGTCCGAGTGCTGGCGCGTGCTGTGCGACGGTGGGCGGATCGCTATCAACGTCCCACATGGCTACGATCGGCCCGGCAATGGCGGCTACAAGCCAATTAGTGACCACATAGGGGCGATCCTGGTCGATCTTGGTTTTGAGCTGCGTGGGCACATCATCTGGTCGAAGAGCGGCATTTCCCCCCAGGCTGGCAGCACGGCTTGGGGGTCGTGGCAATCGGCCAGCGACCCGGCCTTGCGCGACGAGCACGAGGTCATCATTGTTGCGCATAAAGGCAACAAAAGACTGGAGCCGGTCGGCGAGAGCACGATAGACCGTGAAACGTTCCTGGAAGCCACGAAGAGCGTGTGGGAGATCGCACCGATTAGTCATCACAAGTGGCATCCGGCTACTTTTCCGGAGGAGATACCCCGCAGGCTAATCGAGCTATATTCTTATAAAGATAGCCTGGTTCTGGACCCGTTCGCAGGCTCCGGCACTACCGTTCGGGTGGCTGAGCGGTTGGGACGCAGGGCTATCGGGTTGGAGTATAGCTGGGAGTACGCCTATTTAGCCAACATCGAGAACACGCTGTATAACTGGCAAGGCGACCACAGCCACACCGAGTGGCTTTTACTGAAGAGGAAACTGCAAAGGCAAAAAGAGTTGATCATGGGTGGAACTCGCGACCTGAGCGAATTACCGATATTCAAGGAGACGAGCAATGCCTAAAGGACAAACGCCAGAAGGCGCAGGGATGCGCCAGATGATTGCGGAATTCATCGACATTTACCAGAAAGAGCACCGGTTTCCACCCAGCTATCGTGAAATCATGGAAGTCACTGGTATAAAGAGCACTTCCACAGTCGCTTACCACGTCCAGAAGCTAAGGGCGGAAGGTGTATTGAAGGAAACGAAAGGCAAGCGCAGGTCGCTTGCCTTGATAAAGGAGACAGATGGCGGCACCGATAGCGCGGACAGCGCAGCAGGTTAAAGACCAGCTTGCCCAATACGTCCATTACTGGAGTGGGGAGCTATTGAACGCCGGTCAGCGCGGCGGGCTGATCGGTGCGCTGACCAAGCACCTGGGCGGAGACGAGAACCGTCATCTTTCTACACGGTGGCTGTTCGGTCGCGACTCGACCAAGAATCTGGACGCGGGAGAGTGGTGGGCGCTGTGGAAGTGGGTCGGTTTTTTCCAGGTCGATAACGAGTGGATGGTGGATGGGCGTTTCAGTGTGGAGTGCGCCCTGGTATTAACAGAGGCATTAAGGGGCGCAAAGGGCGAAGGGGTAGTAGATGAAAGCGGCACGCTGTACCAGCTTGCGGCTTACATGGATGGCACGATCACGGAGATCACGAAGGAAGATCAGCCGCGCCAGGGCCATACCGCCAAGTTCCCGCCCGAGCTGATACCTGATCCGCCGCCCAACCTTAAAAAATCAAGAACCCCTGATTTTCTTGATAAAATAAGGCCACCGAAGGCGGATTTTTGATGGAGTGGCTGAGCACAGAGCATGATGAGCAGGTGGCGATTTTTGAATGGGCGAAGATGATGGAGGGAAGGTGGCCGGAGCTTGCATTGCTCCATGCTATACCCAATGGAGCTAAAACTCCTTACAAGAAAATTCGATCTCGGCGAAGCGGCAAGGCAATCCAATACAGCCCTGAGCGGTTACGCCTGATGAAAGAAGGCTTAAAACCAGGTGTCCCTGACATTTGTCTACCTTCACCGCGCGGTAATTATCACGGTCTTTACATTGAGTTAAAGCACGGCAAAAATAAGCCTACTGACGAGCAGAAGTGGTGGCTGGAAATGTTGAGCAAACAAGGTTATAGAGCTATTGCTTGCTGGGAGGCGGAGGGGGCAATAAAGGCGATAACAGGGTATCTGAATGAGGAGTGAGATATGTATCCAAAACATTTTTCTTATATTACGGCGATTGTATTTTTGGTTTCGTGGCTGCCAGTAGTAATCGCTGTTTACTGGCAGGTTTACCTTCGTATAATGGCATCTGCTTTTAATGGGTGGGATGTTGCCATCATGCTTGTGATCAACCTATTGTCTGTATTCATATTGAATTTTTACAAAACAATCCCAAAGTTAGGAGGCTAAGATGGACACAATGCTCGGAACGCGGGTGGCGAGCGGGCATGTTGCTTACAACGATGTAGTTTCGCAAGAAAACCAGTTGCGCCTGATCGAGTGGCGCGAATATTTCAAGATCGGCCAATTCTCGATAGGTGATATTGCCATCGAGGAGATCACCAATAACTCCAAAAGGCTGCAACGTGTACCCCATGATTTTGTGTTCAAGGCGATTGGCAGCTTTTGTGACAAGAGTGGGCGGACAATAAGATATTATTACGAAAATGCGCTGTTTTATCCAACAGATGTGAGAGAGGAATTTGAGATGCTGCCTTTCTCACATTTTGATTTTGCCCGATACTTGGGACAGACCTGGCGAGAGGCGTTGGAGTGGTCGAGCTTGCATCCGAACGCGTCGCTTGCCTTGTTACGATATCAATTTCTGCCGCCGTTCGGTGGCTGCGCGGAAAATGATAATTTCCCTGATGGAATGGATTTTAGTGATTCTGACCCCCGTGAGCTTAAGCGGGAAAACGGCGGAAATCCGCAAAGTGATACCTGCGAAACTTCGCAATATTCCCCGCTGGTGACAGCCCACGCAGACTTGTTGCTGCTGGACGAGTTTTTGAACCACGCCGACCAGGTAGAATCCATTGTGCGCGCCTCCGGCTTGCAACGCGACGAGAAGGCGGACTGCTTAGAGGCAATGGGAACGCTCAAGCTGCACCTGCCGAAAATTTTCCGAAACATGCTATAATTCACCCGTACCCTCCTTGTGACGCAGACCGCCCGGCCACCTTCCACCTGCCAGCGGTCTGCGCTTATGTTGCGAAAGTTCGCGAGGTGCATCTCAAGCCTTGTGCCAATCCACACCCGGAAGCGTCTGCAAACAGGCAAAAAAAAGCCCCGGCTGTTTGCCGGGGCTTTTGTCTTAGAATCGGGGGACTTCGATGGGTTTCCAATAAAGGCCTTCCGTAAAGCCCATTGCCGTTATATGCGGCCCCATGTTGTCGTTTCCAGGAGTCAATTGATCCTGAGGCAACTCTCTTGCTGCCACTCTTGATTGGACAGACAGAGAGAAACTTCCACTGTTCCTCTTTTCTGCAATCAAGATCATCACTCCGTCCTGCGGCCAGGTGTGTGGTTCATCCGTGATCATTCTCCATCCCCCAATCACATCGCCAAGCAGCGCGCCATTCTGCATCTTGTTGCGCCAGTCGTAGAACACGCCGCATTCCGTGTGCCAGTTTGCGTCCTCCAGACCGGAGTACAGCGCGCTGAGCAGGAACAGCGCCACCTGCTCGCCGTCCCAGCCGAATTGCTCCGCCAGAACAAGCCCGAGGGCTTCTGCGGCTACTTGGGTTGCGTCCGTGTTTTCCACGAAGTCAGCCACATAACTGATCCTTGCTTGTTCCTGCAAAGCCTCATTGATTTTTTTCCAAGCCTCTTCTTTGTCCATGATATTATCCTTGTGTAAGTTTAGTATTCGTCCGGCAGAAGGAACGTGGTTGCGCTGCGATCCGCTTCCGTGATGATCCACAGTTTGCCGAACTCCGTTTTGTAGCTTGACAGGATGCGCGTCCCGTCGTAGATGGCTGCGTCGTTTGCAGCCTTATCGTGGGCGTCCACATCGCCCCAGTCGCCGTTGGCGTGCCTGTTTAAGTAGGCTGTCAGGTTTAGCCCACGCTCTGCAAGATCGACAGCGCCCGGTGTCGCTACGATAGTTCCCAGTCCAAACATTATCATGTTTCTCACCTCCTTTCTCTGTATGCGTGTCTACGCCTCGTCCAAAAAGGCAGTTTCTAGCCAGTAACCCATGCTACTTGCCCATATCAACAAATCATCTAACTCATCAATTGTGTAAGTTGTTGGCTTGTGATAGGACTCCAGTATCACTCGATCATGGGTGGTCGTCGGCTCCCATAATTTTGTTTCGGGATCTTCCGTTACAGATAAGCAAGGCTCTGTAAACTTTCTCATAATACGGGAAATTTTAGACATCGTTCCTCCAATCCCTTCTCTATATGTATTCCTTGTCGCGGGTTATCCCCGCCTCGTACCGTTTTTGAATTTCCGCCGGGTCCAGCAGGGGTATTCCCATTTCGTTTAGCCGCTGCAACCACCAGGCGCGGCACTCCTCTGCCGGGCGACCGCTTAGGCTACCGCCGCCGCCGATGCGCTTGAGCACGACGGTCATCTTATCGTTGCGCTCGATGCTGGCGGAGGTGTACTCGTAGCCGCCGATGTGCAGCCTGCCGTCTTCCTGGCGGTATCTCAGGTGCATGGCTGCGACGCACAGCGGCCAGTCTTCCACCTCGTCGTGCGGCCAAAGCTCCAGAACTGGAGCGCCGCGGCTGGTGGCGACGCGTGCAAGTATATATGCTTCCACATCTGGCAAATCATGATCGTTGTCCATATTTGTCTCCTTAATCAATGTAGGCACCGTCCGGCGTAAAGTAATAGCAATCTTGCAAATATTCGCTAATTGCCTTGTCGCTGGAGATGTATTCCCACTCCGTTTGGAGTTCACGGTAGATCTGCTTGCCGTAATCTTCTACCTCTGCGCGTATAGTGGCTGCCAGTGAGTAGATTTGCTCAGCCACTCTGTTCTCGCGCTCCACTATATCGGTGCGATAATCCGTTTCGCCTTCCACGGTTGTATAGCCGCCGCGGCCGCAATTCACACTCATATCCACCGTCCATCCATTGTTGATGATGTTCAGCAGGCTGCGATACTTGTGCCCCAGGTGGTGCGCGGTGATGAATTTATATACGTCCACCCTCTTGCACTCAAACGCGGCATGGTCGCCCTGGCTGTAGGAAAGACTGAATGTGATTTTGGCGTCCGGAAACCCAAGCTCCGCCTGTTTCTCTTTCCAATCGTCGATCTGGAAATCCCACCAGTCGTTCATCTCCGCCAGGAACTCGCGGTGATCTGCGATCAACCCCTCACGGACATCCTCGTCCAACTGGTTGAACTCCAGCCCTGGCTTGGCTTTGGCAATCTGGGCGATGATGGCATAGCAGCCCTGGATATAGTCGCTGTTCATGGCTTACCTGCCTTTTTCCTGGGCTTGTCAGTGAACCACAACTTGAGCGGCGCGACGCGCCCTTCCGTGCGAAAGAACACCAGGATATATTTTTTCTTTTTGGTCATGGCGACCTCCTTTCTATTTTTGGTAGTTTAGAATAATACTATGCGATAGCCGCATATTGCAGCACCCCACGTGCGCCAATCGTGGGGTGCTGGCATATCCGTCTATCTACGTGTGCGGGTAAAGATCAGCAGGAGCGCCAGGATTATGAGCCAGTCGGAGCAGCCCATCACAGTCCTAACTCTTTCGCCAGGGCGACCATCGCCCGGCCCAGGTACTTGTGCGTGGCTTGCATGTAGCTCTGCTTGTACCAGGCGAGCAAGTCCTGGGCTGACCAGTTTTCGATGTTTTCCCGCAGTTCTGATATTGCCGCATCAACTGCGGCGTCGATCTTCTCTTTGGTTGCTTCTGGGAGTGGCATGATATTTTTTACCTCCATACTTTAGGATAGATAAGGCGTGGCGCGCGCCTATATCACGATGATATTGCGCACGCCATACGACGTGCTGTTCAGGTAGCTTGCCACCGTCCCGGCTGGCTTGCCTTTGACAAAAGCTCGCACGTTATCGCCAACGACGACATCGTTGTCATCCGACACCATGCCCATGAAAAAGCATATCCCGTGTGCGGGACCCGGCTCGTGTACGCCGCGCTCATCTTCGATGGCGGTCAGTGGATCCTTGCCTTGGAAATCGCAGCCGTAAGTGCGTAGGGTATGTTTGACATAGTGGTATTGCCCCATCCAGCCCATCATTCACCTTCCTTCTGCACCTTGCCCGAGCAAGACATACAGTACCACATGTCGTCATCGGGATAGTAGTCGTACTTCTCGTCCGCCCAGATCAGCTTACGGCAGTTGGAGCAATTCCCGGCGATCTGTGGTGTGTCATCCTTGAACCCGTTACGGCGCAGCAGCAGAGCGATGCTATTCTGCGCCCGGTCGTAGACCTCGCGGCTCAGGACAACGAGCGGCAGGGTTACATCTATGTGGTCGATTTCCCGTGTTTCATCGACAATCGCAATTCTTATTTTCTTTGGCATAGTAGCCTCCTTATAACCTGATAGCTGGCGGTTTGAGTTCCACCCGTCTTACGACGGACAGTTCCACTTCAACCAATGCGGTGATCGGGCGGATTTTCCAGAAGCTATCCGGCAGCTGGGATCGCTTGCGTTCATCCAATATCGAAAGCAACGTGGACGCCTGGCTATTGGACAGATAGTGGTAATCCAGGTATGGGCCTTCGCCTTCAATGGTTACTTCTGGAACATAGTAGGTCTGTTTCTTTTCCGGCATTTGTCTCACCTCCTTTTCAGTTTTTTTAACAGGAATGCTGTGTGGCAAGAAGTACAGTATGTCCCTGATGGAATCGTCCAGTTCACGATTTCCATCAGCTTATCTGTTGGTGTCAGGTCATTTTTACACAAAGGCTTGGGGGCATTATCCGTGAAGATGTGCCTTACGCCGTCGATCTGGCACAGGTAGAGCTTGGTTGGATTACTCACGAGCATCTCCTTTCGTGGATTTTCTGGTGGCTGTGCGTCTGGCTGTGGCTGTGTGGCTGTGGCTGCCAGTGTGCTCAGCCTACTTGGTGGTTTAAGCGGAGGCTTAAGCGGAGCCGCCGCCGTGGGGTCAAAAAAAATAGNCCCCCCTGTGTGGGCGAATTGCGTATGCTGCGCAATTGCGCACACATACAGCAACTCGTCCACACAAGGGGATAGGGGAGTGATCGTCACTCCCCTTTGGGCTGGTTATTCAGCCAGTCGATGATCTGCCCGATGTCCAGTTTTTGCTCTTTTTGATCTTCCTGGACCTTTTGTTCCAGCTCTTCCAGGATTTGGGCGATCTCACTCACGATCTGTCTTCCCACTTCCTCAATCGGCTCGTTCCGCTCGGTTGCGATCATCTGGTAGGTCAGCGCCACCATGCCGATGAGCACTTTGGCGAAGTCGCCCTTGTCAACGTAGGATGGGAATCCGGTGTTGAGGTAGATGCTTGAGAAGGCGTACATCAACGCTCCGAGAGCGTTGGTTGTCGCCACCATGTTTGCATCGGTGGCAAACTCTTGCGGCCCGAGCCCTACACCTTCGATGTGGATCGCTTTCCCGTCATGGATGGTGATCTGGTGGACTAACTTAATGGTATACATCGTATTACCTCCTTGTCCTATCTATCTTGCAAAGAAGAGCGCACCACCGTGGCGGTGATGCGCTCGGCCAGTTGTTCCACAAACTTCTCATTGCTCAGTTCGCCGCTGGACACGGGGATGACCAGGTCGGCGATCTCCTCGATGGCGTACCCGGAGCCGTCGATATTCAGGCAGATAAAGCGCACGCCGAGGCGCTCTTTCAGTTCGCGCCAATCTTCCAGCGTTTTGGGGTCGATGTGCGAGTAGCCATCGGTGATGAACAGCAAGTCGGCACTGGTGATCCCCTGGTCAGCCAGCAGGTTGATCTCGACAATCGCCTGGTTGATGGCGTAGTCGAAGTTTGTCCCGCCGGTCTCGTTGGACATAGCCCACGCCATGTGCTCGCGCCACGTGTCCTTGTGGGTGATCCTGGGGAAGTTTTGGCTGCTCTCGAACAGGAACATCGAGTAGCCCCGGTGCTCCATGTCGTTGTCGTCGATCAGGGCGCGGGCGATGGCGAGGGCTAGCGCTTTTGCGGCTTTGCCCGGCGCGCCCATCATGCTCCCTGAGCGGTCAACTGCGCAGACCATCGCGCCTTCCTGCTTGCCCTGCACCTTCGGTCGCCACCCGATCAGGCCGCCGCTGAATAGCTGCGTGACCTTCTGGGCGCGCAGGAAGTTCGGCACACTGCCTGACAGATAGGCGCGCTCTGTGGGGAAGATGCGCACGACATCTTTGGTCATGTCCGGCTCGGACACGATGCCGAAGTGCTGCGACTTCTCCGTGGCGATAGCGCTGTTGGCTATGCCTCGGAGCCTACCGATCAACCTGGCAAGCTCTTTGGCGAGCTTGCCGCTGTTCTTAAGGTAGTCCAGCATGAGCTGGCTATCCTCGGCGGTTAGGCTGCCCGGGTCCATTCCCCAGCCGCGCATGAACTCGTTGGCGTTTTGTGCGTCGGTGCTTGCCTTGTTCAGCGCAGCCAGCATCACCCCATTGCCAAGAGCGGTTTCCTGCATCTGCTGGATGCTTTCCACCGCTTTGGCGACGGTTTGTTGTGCTTGATGGCGGATCAGATCGGCTTGCTGTACCAGCTCCTCGGCAGCTTGTATATTTCCGTTCATGGCCTGTTGGGCGGCTTGCTTATCCAGTTGCTCGGCCTGTTCTTCCTGCTGTTGGGCCTGTTCTTGTTGCTTTAGTGCGTCCTGGATGGTCTCATCGTTAGTAAGCCCGGCCCAGATGATAGGCGTGGACAGCATGGAGCCGGGGATGCTGAATTGAGTGACAGCCTTAGTCGGCTCATACTCTGCGCTCTTTGTCATCCACTCTATCAGCGCCTTGTTGACGGCGCGACTGGGTGGAGGATTTTCCTCCAGGACTGGACTTGATTGATAAAGTGTCTGGAATGTATCCCCTACCAAGTCCGCCTCAGCCTCACTGTGTGGAGGTCGATCCAGCTTGACCTCCACCATTGAGCCGACCAGTTCTTCCGCAAAGGTTGTCAGCACGCTCGGCTTTTCAGCCGAGCATTGAACCTTATCGTCGGTGATTTTCGGCATGGTTACTCACCCCCTTTGAAGGGATTTTCGCCCCGGATGACCTTCGCCAACTCTGCTTGCAGCTTTGCGATCTCGCCTTGGATTTCATCATCCAGCACGCCGGTCTCGCGGGCGTTCTCGACTGCCAGAGCTAAGGCCCGCCCCAGCCTTTCGGCGGCGTCGCTTGATTTGATAATTCCCTGCGACACTTCCTCTGCGGTCTTACGGAAGACGGTGAACACGTCGCGCACGATCTTGGCTTTTATAGCCGCAGTCGGGTCCTGTACCCCGGCGACGATCTGACGCCAGTTAGCGGCATCGTTCTCGCTTTCCAGCGGGTACAGCCACTGCAAGCACCTGAGTGCATCGGGGTGGACAGTGGAAAAGTCCGGGTCGTCCGTGCGCAGCACGGTTACGTAGAAAAGAACTTTCCACCACTGGCTCCATCTGCGTGGGTTTACCGTAAAGCGTGCCTTGACCTGGTGGGTATCCTCGTCCACCAGTCCCTTCTGGGCGACTTTGGTCAGGGCGGCGATGACATTGGACACCGCCTCGACCGCGTTGGCTCCCGGCGCTGCGTCCCGCACGCGCTGGATTGTAGCCAGGTCAGGCAGGTTATTGCCCGTCTCCAGACCACCCCAGCCGGCGCGCATCTGGTTCTTGACCACCTCTGCCGGATCGAGCTGTTCATCCGTAAGCCACACCCACAGTGCTATCCTGTCACGCATAGCCTCGGTTCGGGCTGATGTCGGCATAAAGTTGCTTGTGCCGATGATGGTCGGTGCGTCCCTGGCGTCCACATCCTGCCTATCCATTACATCAAGCAGGATATCGAAGATGGGATCCATAGGACGGCCGATCTCGTCGAGGATGATAGCTTTGGCGGCGGGGTCGTAGGCTGTGCCGTCACGCTTGAGGACGTATTCCGGGTTCTTCGGGTCGATCAAGCGTGCGATATCAGGAACGCCTGCGACCTTCTCCGGTGGCGTGCTTGCGTCGAGCCGGATGAAGACGTGGCTGTTCCCGAACATCTTGTTGATCACGTGCCGTGTGATCGTGGTTTTACCGAGCCCGGGTCGTCTTGACAGCAGGACGCAGTGCGAGTTGGACACTGCGGCTGCTGTCAGCGCCAGGACGAGGTCATCGACGTACTTGCCGACGAACCTTGCTGGCCCATTTGTCTTGCCATTACTCTCAGTCATTTTGCACCTCCTTGTGCATTGAATAAGGTTGATAACGATCCTGTGCAAGCACACAGGTGGATGTGCAGGACAAGAGCGTCCTGCACACGACATCTATCTGCTTGCGATGTATGCGTTGGCTGTCATGATGGTTCCCAGCAGGATGCTGGCGTCCAACACGTCCGCCTGGCTGGGATTTTCTATGAGCATGGTCTCTGCGCCTTGTACGTGCCGCTCGACCAGGTACACTGCGGTGGCGACGCGTGCGTCGCGCCGCGTAGCCTTGAGAGCGTACCCGCGGGCGCGCAGCACGCCGTCGAGGACAGAAAGAGCGATCCCGGGTGGCAGCTTTTCGAGCGCCAGCAGGAGCTTGGGGCTACTGCGGATAAGCTCGATCACCTGGAGTTCCTGGTTGGATGCGTCGATGGTAAGATCATCGACGGTGGGCGGCTCGTCGCCCCATTCCTGAGGGACTTCAAACCCGCCGCCGTTCGCAAAGCGGTGGCGCAGCCAGCGCTCGAAATTCGAGCCGCTGCTAGGAACAGAATAACTGTGCAGCTCGCCAATCCTGGCCTTGATCTTTAGCCCGCCACAGCGCGGGCAGTTGATCGCCTCCGTCATTTCTTCGGAGGTTAGATACGTTTTCATTTCCTCAAGGCAGGTGACGACCCAGCGCACCTTATCGCTGGTGGGCTTGCCGCGCTTGCCAAGTACCAGCTCGACCTTTGCCATAACCATGGCATCTTCAACGGTGATCTGATATGGCTCCGGTCTGATGGTACTGATCTGCACCATCTTGGCTCCGTGCTCTTGAGCCAAGACGGCGACCTCGCGGGCCAGGCTTTCCGAGGCGCAGATGACTGCGCCTTCCTGGGCTATTACGCTGCCATCGAGAGTCTGGCGGCGTTCAAGCACGTTCTTGTTGGACGGGTCGCCTCTGACGTGGAGCCCAAGTTTATGTAACCTATTGTAGTAGGTCCCGGGCGGGGCCATCCCGTCCCACTCGATTACGACTATGTGCATCATTTCTGACATTTTATTTGCCTCCTTCACTGTGGATTTATTTTGGCAGATTACTGCCGCATACGATTTTTCGCAGGATTTCCCGGTGGCTGTGTCACCGTGGCTGGCTGTCTGCGTGTGGCTGTGGCTGCGCTTGCGCGCGGCCAGGCGGTTAAGCGGAGCCAATAGCGAAAGTGCCCGCGTAGGACAAAAAAATTTGGCGCGCCGGGTGCGTGCGGCGCGCCACAAGACTATTGCAGACCGAGGGCATAGGGGATCAGCACGACGAAGGCGCAAGCGACGAGCAGAATGAGCGCCACCGCGGCTTCGATGATCCCGCAGCCGATTCCGCTACGGGCATAGTAAGGTGTATTGTCGTTCATATTTTGCTCCTTTCTTGGAATTATATAGTTGACACACTGACGCGCACAATCTTCTACCAGATTATGCGCGCGGGTGTGGCACTACTGCATGGGTCCCGGGTAAGGGGATGTTAGTTGCTTGGTATCAATCACCACGGGCAAATAGAACGTGAAAATGCCGCGCCTGGCCGGTTGGGTGATGATTGTCGATGTGGGCTTTTTCTTGTTCCGGGTGTGTGACTGGTGGGCATCTGGTGTTGCTGTCGGCTTTGGCTTGGGATCAGATGGTCGCATGGTTGGTGACGGTGACGGGCGCACCCCACAGCGCTCATTGGTCCAGGTCCAACCCTGGCCCAGGTTAGCGTTCTGCACATGGCAGGAGCGCATCCCTGTTTGGCGCTGTTCGGCCCAGTAGCAGGTGTGGCTGTCTGGGCAAAATTCTCTGCCGCGTTCCGCTCTGGCTTTGACAGTCAAGCCGAGCGCGAGCGCTATCAAGGTTATGAGAATGAGTCTCTTCATGGCACCCATCCCATGACCTGAGCGAAAATCCTGGCCCCCTCGATGTTGACCGAGAGGTCTGCCGGGACTTTCGCGAAGGTTGCGCCAATGGCCCAGATGATCAAGACGATCAGAATTCCTACCAGCATGATAATGACCGCGTATTCCAACGTGGACTGTCCTTTGTTCATGATTTTGCTCCTTTTGTGGATTAGGTTTGGTGCCGGGTAGACAACACCTGACCGCGCCGCAGGGTGGTTTTATCGGCTGCGGCGCGGATGTTGGTGTCTACTCTATGATTGGATGTATTCCTCTCGCAGGTACTCGGCTTCGTAGCCGCGTTTTGTCCATAGGTCTATGGCGCTTTCGTAGACCTCGAACGGTTTTTCTCCGGCTTTGACCATCAGGTAAACGCCGGTGGGGACAGTTTTGAGGTTCTCTCCGCTCATGGCGAGATATTGCTGATAAGAGATCGATTTTTGGCTCATTTGATCTCCCCTCTGGGCAATCTTTTACCCTGGCTCACGACGTACTTGGCGTATCTTGTGTCGCAGGCGAACGTTTCGTCGGTGAGGGCATCGGTGTATTCCCAGGGCCGTTTGCGCGCCCTGTATGAATAGCCGGTAAAGTGGATCACCTTGCCATCCATGGCGAAATCGAATGACAGGACGTCCTCCAGCCCAAACGGCGGGGCCATGCGCTTAAGTGCGCCCATATTACGGGTGAGCGCATGGCCGTCCGGGGACTGCTCAGCGACCTCCAGCTTTATCTGGAAGCTGGTCTGACCGAACGAGCCGCCCACGTAGGCTACGGTGTACTCCTCGCCAAACTCTTGTTTTAGCGCGGCGAGGACGCGCTGGCGGATGTTGACCGCCAAAGTCTTGTTCATTTTTTACCTCCTTGGGGTAAATGGGTTGATTTGGGTACGTAAGGCACGTAGACCCAGGACTGCGTCTGTTTTGCACAGGCGCAGTCTTGGGTCTGCTTGCAATTTGGCAGCAGACCCTATGATCTAGCTTATTTTCAGGCTTGCTAGTTTGCCTTAGGATAACGTTTTAGTGCGCATATTGACCTCCGTGGTTTGTCAAAAATTGACAAGTCAGCTCAGGGCTTCCAGGTAAGAGCGGATGATGATCATGATAATTGTGATATCTACGGCAGAGAATTCGACATCTGCTACTGCCGGGACAGGATCCCTGCCTTGGAAACCCTCATGATAAATTGTCCAGCCGGGGAGATCGTCTACATCCCCTGCGAGGGCCGAAATGAGCGGGTCGCCTGTTTGCGCGTCGCATAGCTGGATCACTTCGGGTGATGCTGGAAGTTTATCGTGGTACAAGCGATCCAACCTTGCTCTAACATCGGACATTGTTACATTCGTGGCGATATTTTGCTCAGTGAGGACACGACCTCCGTTATCGTACACGACCAGGTAAAACATTTTTTACCTCCTTGGGTAAAAAGAATATAGTGGGTCCGGATTGACACACCCGACTGACAGCGATAGCTTGCGGCAGATTACTGCCGATGGTGGCTGTTTGCGTGAGTATGCGCAAATGCGCAGAATTGCATTTGCGCGCCTATACGCGCGGCGCGTTTAAGCGGTGGCCAGGGGGGTATTCCTGCGGCAGATTACTGCCGTAGCTGGCGCAGACCTGGTCTAAATCCAGGCGCGCGAAGACCCCCGGGGTGGTTGCTCCACCCCCGGAGGCTATGCTATCGCTAGCAGTCGGCTGTGTCTCTCTGATATGTGCCTGCGCGTTGCGCGTGGTAAATCACAATGTTATAGCCAGGTGCGTCATTGCGTCGCTCACTACGCGAGCGGCGCAAGAGTGGGCCTGTGCGTCAAGGTGTGACCCATGCGTTAGCTCTCTCTTGCAGGCAGCAAAGAGACAGACCGTATGGAACGAAAGGTTTAGCGTAAGCGTTCCGCATATTTTACTGATTCGCGTGTCACGTAGTAGGCTGTTAGCGGTAAGGACGGGATTGACCCGTCCCGTGCGTTCCAGAGATCACCCCATTACTCGCTCCGGTGTAGACCTGCGAGTGTTTGTCTCTGACCGGCTCCGCGTTGCGCGCCGCACTTGACCTGTGTCCTCTAATTTAACGCCCCCATGCTAAGTGATGGCGAGGATTGACGAGGTTGTAACGGGCGCTCATCTCGCTACCGAGTGAACGTATCAGGCAGAGTCTTCTCGCCCCCTGGTGATCGCTATTCAAGCAATCAGACCGCCTTGTACTGACTTACGCGCTGCCTCTGTTCATTTTTTAAGGATCGCTGTGTTTATTTTTCGGTGGCTGTTCGTGCATAGCCACGTGGAATGCTATGATCAAACACATTAGCCGGTGACAGACGAACGCTTAAGCGTGCGCCGGTGGTGACGTTAGAACGCGTGTGCTAAGAATGGTGCGACACGCGGCGCGGCGTCGTCTGTCATCGGATAGCATGTTCGATTTTAAAGTTGTCTGACAAGTGGGGGAATTGTTTTAGAACTTAGTGTGTCAAGACAGAACAGATGTTCTGTCAGTGTGTCAAAAAATTACCCCTCATTCTGCGATATGAGGGGTAATCTAAACTGATACCTTGCGCTGGTAGGATATTACTTTCTGGTGCGTCGTTTCTTTGCGGGTGCTGGTGCTGGTACGCTCTCAAGTTCGGGTTCCGCGGTGTACGCTGCAAATTGCGCTGCACTCAGTGATAGATTAGCGATAATGTCATCATCGCTGATACCAGCAGCGCGCATCATTGCTATCGCTTTGCTTACACGTTCGTTCAGCAGGATTTTTGTTTCACGCGCTGCACTGGATGACATTGCACGTCCTTCGAAAGCCTCAATAACCTCATATAGCGCTTGCTGCATTGAGACTCGAACGTCTATCGCTTGCTCACTCTCAGGAAGTGATTTGTCAGCAGCAGCACTTTTCGTACCATTCTTTTGGAACGGATTATCGAGCGCTTTTTGGAGCGCGATACCATCCTCAAGCACGTAAGACCAACTCCCGGACCCATTGTGTGTCAATTCTGCAACACCTGTGACCAGCATACGGTCGATCTCGCTCATACCAGACGCAAGCGATAACACTGCATTGCGCTTAACTTGTGCTGGTAATGAGGTGTCGATATCCGCGCCGCATAATCGATGGTAATTTGTGTCATGGTCTGCATGATAACCTCTGATACTGACATGATAGATAGTCATTTTTGTTTACCTCGTTTCTTTTGAGATTCGCAAGGTTTCAGTTTTTAAGGTGCATAGTAGGGGTGAAGTGCTNGCAGAAACCCCATACTAAAATCATTATACATGCACTGTTAATCAGCATAACCCTATCGCGCCTATCGCTTCATTTAAAGAGCGCTTGCGCTCACACCCCTACCGGTATGGGTATCTTGCTATGACACCCCCACATATAGTGCTTTTTTTGCGTCTAAAATTGCAATATCTGATACTTTCGCAATGTTAAAAAATGTGAATCCCATGATATATATTATCAAAAATGTTATGCACGCGCTTTTTGATCAATTTATATTGATTGTCAGACAACCGCTTAACATGGTGTTCTATGCTTAATCGAACGTTTCAAACCAATATCCCGCATATCATCTTTAACATACCCGAATAACTAGAACACTGTGTTAACCATGCAATACCGATTGAATCGCTTTTTGCAATCCGCTTTACGTGCGCTCTTGAATGTTAAAATTATTAATGACCAAAAATATCGAAGATTAAAAATACCTATCACTCTTGAAAGGTGATCAAATCTTTAAGGTTCCCGTAGGGTAATCGTATACTTATTCTCACCATGCTGTCTGACAACTTTAACCCGGGATCGCTCTAAAATTCAGCATAACTCATGCAATAGCAATTGTCTTAAATTTCTTATGCGGTGACGCTCCGAATTTCGGATTGTTAAAGACCCTAAAATCTGTGTAAACCTACTTTTTTTTGTCGATTTAACTTTGTCTTAATATGTTAAAACCACACTTTTGAGAATATCCGTTCTACTTATCCTCTTTTTACCTGCTATATACATTTACTATTGCACACCTGCGATCTCTACAACTAACACACTTGGGTATAACCCTATTATCGTATATATGTACTACTATATTGTGCTGCTACTGCAATTTGCATTACACTTTGCTTTTTTGCGCCCCGGGCACTTTTTTTGTTACCCCTATACTACTTTATGCTTTTTTGTCTGTGTATAATAATCCCCCCACTACTGCTATATTTTTGCTCTGTTCTTGCTATTCTACCCCCACTTATACCTTGTATTACGCACTGTGACACACTGTACGCCCCACTTCCACTGCACTGTGCTCTGTGCGTGTTCTCACTGGAAACATAGCACAACGCGGCGTCTAGCATCACCCCCGGCCCGCTCACTGTCACTTATACCACTGTCACACCTGACACACATGGTGGGGTCAAGTGTCACTCGCGGCGCGGGGCGCGCTGCACTGCTAAACTTCGCAGAATGTCGCAGCGCGCCACGCGTGGCACTTGTGCGCGGCCGCGTGCGCCAGTGCTGGAAGCAGCCCGGGTGGGTCCGTCAGGCCGCCCCGCAGCATGGGTGCCAAAAGCAGGTGGACTGGTACAGTGGGGTGGGAAAGCAGGCGACCTGGTGCAATGGAGTGGGAAAGAGGTTGAGTGGAGGATTTTGGTGGTAAAGTGCTAAGGTACGCACGATATAAAGTAGCAGATTTGTGCTATAATGGGGTAATGAAGATGAATAAGCTACAGATGTCACTGGATTTATATCAGGGGAGCGAGTTCAGACCGGAGGAGGGCGAGTGGGTGATGACGCCCCGAGGGCCGGGGAGGGTAGCTCAGGTATTGCGACCTGATGACCCGAGCTATGCGCCTGATGATGGGGATGATAGATCACTGTGGTACTGTGTGTATTGGCGCAGTTATACTCGTGAGTGGTTCAAGGAGGGGGAGATAGGGCCATATAGCGGAGAGCGCAAATTTTTAGAGTGAAGGAGAGATATAGTGGACACACAAGATTTAATCGAGATCATCAAATCCATATCGCCGGAGGTATGGCGGGTGCTTATGCGCCAGGTGTGGATCAGTTTCTTTCAGCACCTTGTCTGGCTGGTGGTGTTTATAGTGCCCGTGTTCCCCTTGATGAGGGTTATGAGGGGTGCTCTGGAGGAGAAGGAGCAGGAGGGCAACAAAACCTGGGGAAGCAGCGACTACTGGAAGATATCCTATTATCTGAGTCTTGCCGGGCTGGCGACGATTGGGATGATCGTTCTGGCGATGCTGGCGACGATGGTTGGGATGCTTGTTAATCCAAAGTTTTATGCCATCAAGGCGCTGATATTTAATTTTTGGGAGTGAGACACCAGACGGAGAGACACAATGGACACGATGGTGTTTGTTTATCACAACCCGGACAGGGAGCCTAGCGTGGTTCATCTTATGGACCGGGATGGTGAGACGGCATGTGGGAGTTGGCACGGGGAGTATGGTGAGTATTTGTTCTCGGACAGGGAATACGACCGGGAGCTAGCTGTGAGGTTGGGGATTGATCTGAGTGTAGTCACATGTGAGAAGTGTGCAAACATAGGCCGGGAGGAGAAGTGAAGAGATGGATCAGCAAAGCACAGATAAGATAATCGTCACCCTGGTTTATATCGGAACAGATCATGATGGAAAGCATGTGTACCGCAATTTCGACGGCGAAGCCCTGGGGGGTTACCATGTATTCGCAAAAAAAATTGGCCGCTATTCGTACCCGGGTATGATGTTCGAAGTCGAGAGAGAAAGTAGCGGCGACAGGTTCAGTATTTATGGGAACACAGTCAACAATGTCCGCCCCTTCCCGGATGAGGATAAGCGAGCAGAATGGAGCGCGGAGCACAAATCCAACGAGACCCTGCGTGACATGCAAAAAAACGCCATGAGGATATGGATGCAGGAGCAGTTGGATCCGATCCGAGATGCCTACCGCCAGCAAAGCACCGGGCGGCGCAAGGCAGCTTTCCTGGCGACAGTGATCGAGTACCTCACGAGGTAGGCTAAAATGGCGCTATTGGAGAGGGTAACAATCGAATGTAACAAAGCGGAGGCGATGATGATCGTTACGGCTTTGCGCACATTTAGGGAGATAGCGGACAGATATGTGCTGCATGGTGGGGACTACGGGGCAGACCACACGAAGACATCACCTGAGTTCTGGACTATGCAGCGGGACGCTGCGGATGCTTTGATCGAGCGATTGCGGGAGAAGATAAGATGAGCAAAAAGGAAGAATTACCGGACAAATACTTAGTGTTAGTAGGCGGGGATGACCAGTCGGCTGTAGATGTTATTAAGAGCCTTATTATGGAGTTAAATCAAACCNGCAGATGGGCGCGGGCTTGGAAGCTGGCAGCGAAGGTACACTGGAGACTATCTACTGATAGAGCGAAGGAGCTGAACGCTCGCCTGGACAGGCTTGAGGCGCTGGCCAGCCGGTTGGAGGGAGGGCAGTGATGGATATCTATCCAGACGCCATGTTCGACTATTACTGGCGGATCAAGACGCGTCTGCCGGAGCGTAAGGGGCAACCGTGCGCCGTGCTGGCGCGCGGCAAGATGAACAGTTGCCTGGTGCAGTTTGCCGATGGATTTCTGGTCGTGACAAGTCGTTTTTATGTCAGGAGGATACGCCGTGCCTGACATCCTGCTCGCCCGTCCGCGCCGCGTCCGCCTGGGCGGGGCAGCCTGGCGGGACTGCCGATGTTTGAGAGAGGAGAATAATATGAACAAACTCAGCAAAGCGCAGCAGAAGGTACTTGATGAGCTGGAAGCGGGAGCAGTGGCACGCTATATGTTCGGGCTGGAAAGTTATTGGTTTATAAATACCGATTATCGCCATTGCACTCTCCAGATACGGAAGCTCATTGAGTTGGGCCTTGTAGAAGTGTTTTATAACAGCTTAGGATATATGGATAAGGTGACGGCAAAGAAGTGGTAATAGCTGCCGATGTTTGAGAGAAGAGATTAAGAGGCAAAGATGATCAAACCACGTGGAAAAGTCATCTATCAGGGCAAAAGCCCTGGCACAATCGGTCTGGGGGCGACAGGGATCAGGATTGGGGCATGGTGTCCTGACGAGAAAGCGGAAGCCCCGCCCGAGCAGGTACACCTGCATTTCACGGTTGAGGTATTAGGGGGTACGCCGATGATCCTACGCTTCAAAAGCCCGGATACGCTTGGGTTCCTAATCGAGGAACTGGAACGCTACCGGCGCTACGTTTGGCCAGATGCTGAGCCTGTAAATTTGGAAGAGAAGGATAAAGATAAATCATGAAAACCGTGTGGAAATACCATCTCGAAACTGATGATTATACGGACCTGTATATGCCGGATGGGGCCACCATACTAACCGCTGGTGTTCAAGACGGTCAGATCGTCATCTGGGCGCTGGTTGACCAGACGGCCAAAAATGTGCGTAGAAGGTTCCGTGTCGCAGGTACAGGACATCCTATCGGTCACGATAATCTGACCTATATTGGCACCATTAACATGAAACATGTGTTTTGGTTCCATGTATTCGAGGTACAGGAGAACAATTTATCATGAAGACAGGCTACTATATACGCATAAAACGTGGCGGCAGGTATGATGCTATCGACCCTTTGTTCTTGCCGACCTGACAGATGCGGAGTTTAGCAGCTATCTTGATACGCTGCCGCAAGAGAAGATCAGGGCTTGGGCTGTGGCGCTGCACAAATGGATCGTGGAGAACGTGGTTTTTGAGGAGGAATAGAGTGGATATAGATAGCTACTTGATAGGCCTCCTGACAGGCATCATGACCGGCATCGCGACATGGTTATGGGTAGGAAAAGTAAGAATAAAAGTCACCCGCAGGGTTAGTGAAACTGCGGAGATATTATGCCCATTACATGGCTGGATGAAAGTAAAAGACACAAAAGTTGATTATTGTCCAAAGTGCAGGGAGGAAGGAAGACCATGATCAAAGGCTTCTTCGAGTTCCTCGACATTATCAAAATTGCCTTTATCGTTGGCGTGGTAGTGGCGGTCACGTGGGGTATGTGCAGCGGCCTGCTGGCGCTGTGGGCGGCAATACTGGCAGGGCAGTGATGGACGCTAAAGAATACACCGCCATGATCGCTAGAGCGGAGGTGCCTCCAGAGCCACCGGACGCGGACAAAACCTTTGGCTTTGCATCCGTCGAGGCGCGGCAGGTGTGCGTCTACGATCACGGCGTCCACGCCATGATCGCTAAGACCTGGGTGGACAAGCTGGCCGCCTGGATTGGCAACCGCAAGGTGCTGGAGATTATGGCCGGGACAGGTCTGCTGGCGAAGGCTCTCCACCAGGCAAGCGTGGATATAACTGCCACGGACAGTTGTGAGTGGTATGGGCCAGAACTACACGTTTTCCCCGTGGAGAAATTAGAAGCAAGCGAAGCGGTTGCAGCCTACCCGCAGGCGGAAGTGCTGCTGTGCTGCTGGCCGCCTTATACCAGCGACGCCATCGTGGAAGCCTGCAAAAAGTGGGGAAGCCAAAGACCCATCGTATACATCGGGGAAGGCTTCGAGGGCTGCAACGCACCGAACACGTTTTTCGAGCACTTTGTGGAAGATAAATCTGTGGATATCTACCTGCCCCAGTGGTGGGGTTTGCACGACTATATTATGATCGGAAAGTGGAGCAAAAATGGTAGAAAATAGAGCGAAGTATAATGTAATGGTTTGGGTGAAAGAGGTTGACAGCAAGAAAGGATATTATACCTACTTTTGCGATGATGCCCAGATAGAAAACGGCGTCCTGTTCATCATCGACAAAGGAAGAATCGCAGCCGCCTTCGCGCCAGGCTATTGGTTGGCGTTAGAGACAACACAGCCATGATATAATTCTGCCTGTCTTCGACGGAGTGTCTGTTCTTTGTCCAAGCCAGCACTGTCCACTTTACTAATGGACGGCGCTGGTTTTTAATATATAATATGAACATGACAGATAACGGCAACGTGACCTGGAAGACCACCCACGTCCGCTTGGGCGACCTGGTGCGCAACGAGCACAACCCCCGCCAGATGACCAAAGCCGCCGCTCTCAAGCTCCAGGGCGGCATCAAAAAGTTCGGATATTCGCAGCTCATCGAGGTCGATCCGCACTACGGCGTGCTCGACGGCAACCACCGCAACGAGCTGATGCTGCTCATGGATGAGTTCGGCCCTGATGTACCTATCGAAGTGCGCATCGCCTCCCGACCATTTACAGAGAAGGAACTCCAGGAATACATGATCCTGAAGCACGAAACTGCGGTCGGTGAGTGGGACCTGGAACGGATGCTCGACCAGTTCGAGGCCGTGGACCTGCTCGAATGGGGTGTTGATGAGGAGCGCCTGGAAGAGCTGGGTTTCGTCTGGGAAGAGATAGATCAGATAGACCAGGAAGAAACAGACAAAGACAAAGACCTCGATCAGGAAGGCCTGGACGAGGAAGCCCAGGAGAAATGGGGCGTCCAATCCGGCGACCGCTGGCAGATAGGCGATAGCCTAGTTGTCCTCTGCGGCGACTGCCGCGAAAGGCTGGCCTGGGAACGCTGCGCTAAAGCTCTGAACGTCCCGACTTTCAACGGTGTCATCACCTCCCCCCCCTACGCCAAGCAGCGTGAAGTCGGCTACGGCGGCATCGGTGGCTATGATGGGCCAGAGGAAGAGGAGTATGTGGACTGGTGGCAAATGGTCAGCGACAACGCCATGACTTTTCTGGAGAACGACGGCGGCTTCTTTGTCAATATCAAGCCCCACGCCGAGAACGGACAGCGCGTGCTCTACGTCTTTGACCTGGTGCTGGCTATGGTCAGGGATTGGGGCTGGAAGTTCATCGACGAGTTCTGCTGGGAGCGCATCACCGCACCCGGAAGCTGGCCCAACCGCTTCAAAAACGGCTTCGAGCCCGTCTACCACTTTGCCCCCTCCACCCAGATCAGGTTCCGCCCCGATAACGTGCGCGGCGAGCAGCCTGGCTTCTTCGAGAGACACGCCGTCAACATGAACACCGGCGGCTACTACAATACCGATAACACTGCCTTCGCCTGGGACGGCGCACTGCCCTCCAACCGCCTGCCTATCAAAGAGAACGCCGCCCGCGTCGGCCACCAGGCCGCTTTCACCTGGAAACTGCCGCTCTTCTTCCTGCAAGCCTTCTCCGACGAAGGCGACGCCTGGATCGATCCCTTCGCAGGCTCCGCATCCACCCTGGTCGCCGCATTCCAGTCCAATCGCCGCGCCGCAGGCATCGAAATCAAAGAGAGCAGCGCCGCTCTGGCTATAGAGAGACTGGCAAAACTGACCGGTATAGAACCGAAAAAGATATAACAAAGAGGAAATAAAATAAAATGGCTGACAATAACGAGCTTAACGAGCTTAACGAGCTTAATGGTCTTAACCCCACCATGCCCGATGGCTACGAGACCCCGGAAGATGTGATCAGCGAGATCGACCGCGTGCGTGAGAAAATCGACACCGAAAGCCGCGGGCCGGGCAGGAAACGCACCTATATCGAGCGCAATATGGACCTGGTGGATATCACCCGCTTCTATTTGCAGGGCTACTCCATGCAGGAAATCGGCTTTAAGATGGGCGAGATCAGGCCCTATACCCTGTCCTGGGAGATGGTGCGCCAATCTCTGAAGATCGTCCATGAACGCTGGCTGGACAACCTCGCCCACGAGCTTGACCTGCATAAAGCCAAGGAGCTTGCCAGGATCGACCGCATGGAGCAAGAAGCCTGGGAAGCCTGGTTCAAGTCGAAAAACCCGAAACTTACCCTGGAAGTGCTCAAGACCTCCGACGCCTGGGCCGGGAAAGGCGCTCATAACCGCCCTACATACACCCGTGAGAAGAAACGCCAGTCCAAAGAAGAGCGCGATCCCAATTACAAGTACCTGGAGATCATCCAGTGGTGCATCACCCAACGCTGCTCGATTTTGGGTCTGGATGCTCCCAAGCAGGTGACGATCAACTGGCGCAAGCAAGCCGAAGAAGCCGGCATCAACCCGGAGGAATATGTCACAACCCTTGCAGACAACCTCTTCCAAGCCGCCGTGGATGGAGGCCGGGGCCCAAGAAGCCTGGGAGCTGGCCCAACGCAAGCTGGCGATCCACAACCTGAATCTTAAGTTTGCGCAATATAGCAACGATCCATACGCCTTCGGCACCCAGGTCCTTAACGAGCAGTATACCGATGACCTGCGCGCCGTCATGGAGTCCGTCCGCGATAACCCCGTCACCGTAGCCAGGTCGGCTAACGCTGTGGGTAAGAGCTTTACCGCGGCGCGTATCGTCGTCTGGTTTTACCTGGTCCACCCGGACGCCAAAGTTTACGTCGCCGCCGCACCGCCTTTGGAGAACCTGAAGAAAATCCTGTGGGGCGAAATCTCCTCGATTGTGCGCAAGCACCCTGACCTGTTCTACGGCCATAAGATCAAGTCCCTGGATATCATCCGCCCGGAGATCATCAAAAACCTGGAATCGTTCATCACCGGCGTCACCATCCCCACCTCAGGCACGTCAGCCGAGCGGGAAGGGAAGTTTTCAGGAAAACATGCACCTCACCTGCTCTTCGTCGTGGACGAAGGCGACGCCGTGCCAGATGAGGTCTACCGCGGTATCGAGTCCTGCATGTCTGGCGGCGAAGCGCGGATGCTCATCATGTTCAACCCTAGAGCCAGAACAGGCCCGGTCTATTTCAAAGAGCGTAACCGCCAGGCTAAAATCATCCACCTGTCTGCTTTCAACCACCCTAACGTCATCACCGGCCAGGACGTGATCCCCGGGGCTGTCACCCGCAATATCACCGTCCGCCGCATCAATGAGTGGACCCGCCCGCTCGCTCCGGACGAGAAGCAAGACCATAACTGCTTTGCCGTGCCGGACGTGCTGGATGGCTACCAGGCCACCGCACTGGATGGCAGACTATATCCACCCCTTCAGAGCGGCATACGCAAAGTGAGGGAAGAGTCGCCCGAGTTCTGGTATATGGTGCTCGGCCTGTAT